AGCCACACGGGATCTGTTGATGTACCAAACTCAGTGAATGAGGTGGCAAACGCCGCGTCTGTGCCAAAGTAAACTCGATACTCCGCACCGACTGTTCTTCCCGAGGTAATTGCACTATATCCTGTGCGCGAACCATCGACGTAGTAGGCGGTGTTAGAGTATGTGCTGGTAGGAAAAGAAACTAGTTTAATTAAGGCATAGTCCTGCCCATCAATAAAGTGAACCTCGTACTCAATCTCAAAATCAGACCCAACGGAGTAGCGCTTTCCACGCCAAAACACATAAAATCTGGTGCTACTTGAAGCCCAACGAACTGAGTTCATTTCGAGATCGGCTGGAAGAATACCTAAAACACGATCAACAGTAGAAGATATAGTAAACGTACTTTGACCACCATCTAGTGAAATGTAGCCGTTTGTTCCTACGTGAACTGTGTTGCCAAATGAAAAAGTGTAAGTTCTTGTACTTGGCCAGACTTGAACCCATCCTGTAGTTTTTTTAATGTAAGCGGCAGATGCAGCAACCCAACCTGTAGATTTCTTAAAATAAAAACCTGCGGCAGTAGCCCAACCTGTAGATTTCTTAAAATTAACTGGCATAGTATCTGTCTACCCTTGAAGCCATACATCACCTGGCACACCATCATTGCCTGTTGGAGCAGCAGTATTAAAATATATATTTCTTATAGATACAGAACCATTTGATGAGTCAGAACTATAGCCAGTGTTTCCACTGCCAAACTGATAGAGAGCCATTGTTCCTGGCGCAACACCAGTTCCTAACTGAATTTGTATGTCATTTGCGCTCATCTCCATATACGAGCCGACGCCATCCGAACTTTGATTCATCTTTATGTATGGGTATGATGCAAAAAGACCAAATGTTGTGGTCGCTGGTCTTAAGAAAAGCGTGGCAGTCTCTACTAAAGTCTCGTTAAGTGTTATAGACTCTATACCGTTAGATATTTCTCCAGGATTTGGAAATGAAGCAGAAGAAGAGTAAAAGCTAATTCTATTTGCTGAGCTTGATGACATTATTATTCTATCTGTACTTCCACTTGTACTTAAATTTATTGTTCCCCCATTAATTGTAGGAGAAGTTATAGATATGGCAGCTGTTATTGTTCCAGCTGTTATCTGCGAGGCTGCGATGTCACCTGTATAAATTGTTCCAACACGAAGAGTTCCAGCCTGCAAAACACTTACATCAAGACTATTTGCAGCAATGCGTGCGGCCGCAAGGGTGCCTGTAGATATATTGCTTGCAGTAATATTAGACACTGTTATAGCAGATGCATCAATTGTTCCTGCTGTTATAGCGTTTGCATTTATATTTGCAAGTGCGTTTCCTCCAAGTTGAACTGCAACCCACGTTGTACCGCTATAGCGATATATTTTGTTATTGTCATCGGTATCAAACCAAATATCGCCAGCTACATATGTACCCCCAGCAGGCTGAGCATCTTGACGATAAACACTATTTTTTCCATCGGCTGTTAACTTTGCTGCATCTGCAGCATCTTTTGCAGCAGCAATTGCCGTATCTTGAATGTTTACCCAGGCAGTACCGTTCCATACATAAAGTTTGTTCCCATCATCTGTGTCGTACCAAATATCATTTGTCTTTAAATTTGCTCCAGAAGGCGCTGTCGTTTGTGCATAAATGGTATTTTTTCCATCAGCAGTTGCCTGAGCAGTGGCATCTTTTATGTCTACATAGCCCCCCTCTTCTTCACTATATAGTTGACCCGCTCCTGTATCTGGATCTACAACTAATAATCCTTCTTTTGGATTATCAATTACATCCTCAGGATTTTCTGTAGTTACTACCGTAGTACCAAAATCAACTTCATCAGCTGTAATACTGCTAGGGGCTATAGCAGCACCTTTAATAACTCTATTTTGAAGCCTAGTTCTTATAGGCTTTCGCTCCATACGTCGCAGACGTCTTTGTATGTCAGATATGCTATTTCCTAGATTCTTTTTACTGTTACGTCTTCTACTAGACATTTTTTCTATCCTCTTTCCACTCAGTGTCAAGATTTAACGTTACTTTTTCTGGAAAAGAAGGACTCTCTGGCACACTAACCGTATATCCAGTAATTTTACGAACAATTACATCACCTCTAGGCTCTAAATCACTTGCTAAACGCATTCTAACAAACTCATCGTCAAGAATTATTGAGCACCAATCCCCTGGATAATAAGAGCCAACAACAGGATCTAAAGATCCATTAACTTCTATACTAAAAGTTGCCTCTGGAGGTCTAGATTCTCCAAGAAAATCTTGAGCATATGGGTATAAAGCCTCTTTACCAGCAGCAACAGTGTTTACATCATTTTTTTCTTCAATATCATCTAATAATGGCCAGCCTTGGTTTAATAAATCTTTTGCAACCGCTGCAGCGTAAGGTTGGCTAGCAGTGCCATCTAATCCATCAGTAGACCCGCCTACCCACATTCTAGTTGCTGCACCTTCTGCATTTTCATTTAAGGTAAATTGAAAAATATTGCCTGGATACTCAAAAACATACTGGTCAGCGCCTAAAACACTTAAGGGATTAACTACTCCTATATACCCTGTAGATGCAGTAGAAGGTACATTGTTGTTATAAGAGTAGAAAGTAAAAGTAGTTGTAGTAGGAGCGCTAACAACAGTAAATGTCCCATCAAATGACGAGCCAACATTTGTAATAACAGTTTCATCCCCTGCAACTAACCCGTGAGCAGTGCTTGTAGTTATTGTTGCAATGTTAGATGTTAGTTGTTTGAATGTTACAGGTATTCTTACAGGTGGATCAACGAAAGGAACAAAAGTAAATGTTCTAGTAAAAGCATCATTTTCAAAATCACAATCTATTCTATACTCAAAACCTTCAAGTTCTTTAGCAAAATCTTCTAATATTTCTCCAAAAGATTGTAAGTCAGATCCTCTAAACACTTTATTGCTTGCTCCTAAATATTTACCGCTTAAATTCTGAGTAGAGTCTATTCCTATATTAGAATTAGAGGAGTAGGAACCGTAAGTACCAGCAACCAATCTACCGCCCCAAGAAACAGTACCCCCAGATACCCCTGTAGTTGGATAATTTAAAGTAGAAAAAACTGTATATTTTAAAGTTTTAACATCTGGAACCGATGCTAGCAAGAAATTACCATCGTAATCACTTCCTATATTCTCAACAATAATACTGGTACCCGCCACTATTCCATGATTATTTGATGTAGTTAAGGTAACAGTTTTATAGGTAGCCTCGCCTGTATTTGCAGCGACAGCGGTAGTACCAATATCAGCACTATCTACTGGTATTGTAAAAGTTGTACTAGTTGGTATTGATAAAACGTTAGTAGTTCCATTTAGTACAGATTGATTTGTAAAACTTACAGTTTCAGAAGTTATAGCAGATAAAGTAGGTTTGTTTAAAGTAACAGTAGTTCCAACTATTTTTTCAACAATAGTATTTCCACTAAGTTTTCCTCCAGCGATAGAAACTAACATTCCTGCTACTAAGTTAGTCGCATTTGTGACTGTAAGAGCAGTAGATGCACTAGATGCAGAAGCTGTCTTAGTGTAAGAAACGCTATTGTCTAATTTTGCTATGCTCACATAATCACCTACTGCAAGACCATGCGGTTGACTTGTAGTTATTGTCGCAACATTAGATGAAACTGCCTTAAATGTTATAGTTAAAGTCGTAGTAGATATACTTTTTGAAGTTACATCATAACTTGTATATGGAGTTACAGCAGTAGTTGATATGTTTACAGAACCAGTAACGTTGTATTTAATAGTTGTACTACTTGGAATAGCTATAATAGTTTGATAACCATCTAATAAATCATCTACAGCTGCAATTTCAACTAACTGACCTTCAATTAAATCATGCGGTCTATCTAAAGTAAGAGTAACACTGTTTGAAACACAAAGTTTATTTGTTACTGTGTATTCTTCATCTGTGGCTGGAAAATTTATACGTCTATCGCCATAAGCTTCATCGTTTAAAAAATCATTTGTAGCAAAATCTTCATTTAACCAACCTAAAATATCTCTAGCAACCTCATAAGAATCAACAACAGTTCTAGCCTGACCGATATCGGATGGGCTTAGAGGAAGTGTTTCGGTTGAAGCAAAAGAAAAACTTGAAGCAGATGGAATTGCTGTTATTACATGAGTACCATTTAAAGCATTATTTAATGCATAAACCTCTACAACATCGTCTTCTTCAAACTCATGCTCTGTACTAGTATAAATAGTTGCTGTACCAGACCCTGCTACGTATCTACTGCAGTAGTAAGACTCACTTCCATAATAAAGAGTTTGCCATACCATTCTATGATACAAATAACTTATAAACTCTGCGCCATCTACAGTTAACTCTTTATCAATGGGAGAGTAACTTCTGCTCCATATAATTCCGCCCCAGACGCAGACGCCGTTTCTAAGAATATATATTGCTGTTTTTCCTGGCATAGTGTTTTCATATAAATTTAAATGAGCATTTGCTTCAACTATAGGAATTGACCCAGAAAAAGAGCCTGCTTTACTTAGAGCCCTTCCATAAGTAACATCTACAAACGGGATCTCTACCAACAAGGTGTTTGTAAGTAAATCTACAGCGTAGTATCTGTAATCAGCTGGGTTAATTTCATTAGTTGTCATTTTAGTTCCTTAAGTTTTTTAAGTTTAAGCAAGCCATCCAGAACGATAGTCTACAGATAAAGTAGCCGTTGAATTGGCAGCATCGCCTATGTCATAAAAACTAATTGTGTTATTGCCTGGGTATAAATTAATCCATTCGTTATACACTTCTAATTTTGCTCTTGCTCCTAAATACTCTCCATTTAAAAATACAGATCTATCATATGTGTTGATTTCTAAAGTATCTGGACCATAGGCAAGGCTCCCACTACCAGCTCCATAAGCGACGTTAGAACCAGTTGCTGCATATGTAAATGTGCTAGTTGTAGGAACACTAAGCACTACAAAATCCCCGTCATACGGTGAACCAAGACCAGAAACAGTAACAACATCACCAACAACTAATCCGTGAGTGGTAGTAGTTGAGAGGGTTACTAAATTATCAGTTAAGCCTCTGTTATTAATTGTTTTAGTAGTAGCAGCTCTTAAAGCACCTGTTATATTAATTTGTTCTTCGGAAGTGTCATTAGATATTACCGCTGGACCAACTAGCGGACCAGTAATAGTTAAATATACGCTAACAGGGTAGTTACCTTCATTTTCTATAATCTCGGTTCCATCCGCGGCTGTAGATGTTGCTTCACACGGTATTAATACGTTCTCATACCCATAGATTGGGTCTTCTGTATTCCACTTATATTTTATAGGATCTGCTGCTCTAAGTCCGATAGAAAACTCGGTGCGCCCGCGAGCATTTACTGTTTGTATTTCTGGATCTCCGCTTAATCTTACATAAGATGCTTTAATGTAAGATCCTTCATTTGTTTTAAGCCATCCACCTGTATAAACTAAATTTGTAGCCGCGACAAATCTATCTCTAGCAGCAGCAAGTAGAGAAGGATCTGGGGTCAAAATTACACCTTCAAAAGTTATATCTCTTGCGTTGTATTTACCTTTAACATCATATGAACCATCGCCCCAGCCTCTAGAAACTTCAGGGATTTCAGGAGAAGGATGTTGCCACCAACCACCAATATCAGTTACTACCCAAACAACTCCGTATTCATCAATTGTATTAAAGGTAAAGTCATTCAGCGATATATCTGCCTGTAACTTCATTCCCGTCAAATGAGGCTGTGGAAGCGGGGCTAAAGCAAGATTTACCTTTGAAGTTTCATTTGCTTGGTTAGAGTTAACAAAAAAGCCCTCTACTGAATCAGACTGCTCTAATAAAACAGCATCAAGTAAGAAAGTCTCGGCTTTACTCCCAGCGGTGCTTTGAATAAAAGCAAAGTTTGCATGAGTTGATGTGGCTGGTGCGGTAAACACCGCTGTGATTCTTTGCCATCCTGAAGAACTAGTTAAATCTCTTGGAGTGTTGTTACTTATTGAAATTATGCTTCCAGCAGTAGATGCGTTATACCAAATAGCCTTAATACTAAAAGAGCCTTCTTCTGCGCCAGTAGGGACTTTTACATACCCAGAAACTGCATAACTAGATAGCGCTGTAGTAGCGACTCTATCTGTAGTAATTACTCCAGAGTTAGCCTGAGCAGACTTGGTTATTTCTAAAGAAGAAGAGCCAACAAAGTAGTCAGAGGTGATTCTTGCTAAAGATGTGGTGGCAACTACTGCTGTACCAGTGTCGGCAGCGGATGTAATAGTTCCAGAGGTTGAGGTAGTGTAAGTAAAAGTAGTACTGCTTGGTACTGTTGTAATTGTGAAGGTACCATGCAAGACAGCATTCCCAGTCCCTGCAATAGTTACTACATCTCCTACTACGAACCCATGGGCAGTTGAAGTAGTAATTAATGCTGTTGTAGTAGTTCTTTGAGAGTTGCTAATAGTTTTTGTGTTTGTAGAAGGTGCTAACCCAAAGGCAGTAGCGGTTCCAATATCAGCACCTGAAGCAATAGTTCCGCTGGTAGCAGTTGTATATCTAAATGTTGATAAAGTCGGAGCCGCTGTGACTGTAAAAGTACCGTGCAAGACAGCATTCCCAGTTCCTGCAATAGTTACGCTGTCTCCAACTAAAAAACCGTGATCTGTGTCGGTAGTTATTGTTACAGTAGTTGTGCTTCTTTGAGAATTAGTTATTCTTTTATTTAAGTTTTGAGCAGCAGACCAACCAGTGGTGTTAGTTTGGTAAGTAGGGTTTGTAAATAAATTTGAGCGACTCATTAAGCGGCTCCCTTACGAAGTTGGAAAGCAATTTGACGAGAGACAATAGAGGCAAGTTCTCTTTCATCCATGCCAGCAGAAGGATTAATTGTTATATTAATTCCAGAACCTCTTCCACCAGACAACATCTCAATCATTGCTTTATCACGATTTGATAAACCATCTGGATCAAGTGGCTCGATACGTTCGGGCCTTCCTGCTTCACCAATTGTGGCAAGAGTTCCACCAGCGCTTGGCATTACAACTCCACCTTTTGCAAGTAATGGAATGTCTGGAAGACCTAATGTAAATCCGCTATACCCAATTGGGCCAATCTTAAACCCAGGGATTCTAAACTCTAATTTATTCCATCCTCTAATAATAAAGTTAATAGCATCTTTAAATGAATTTTTAATACCATCCCATAAGCCTCTAGAAGCAGAAGCAATCCTAGAAGGAAGAGTTGTTATAAATGAAATTAGGCTATTAAATTTTATTGAAACAAAATCAACGGCTGCTCCAAGTCCATTTTTAATTGATGTTCCAAGAGAGTTAACAGCATTTCTAACTGTTTCACTGTTTTTATATAAAAGAATAAAAGCGGTCACTAAAGCGCCAATAATGACAATAAAAGGTCCTATAGGAGAGGCTATTAGTAATGAAAATAGTCCCCTAATTGCCGTACCAAGAGTTGTAAGTATAGTTTTACCAAGAGTTGCAGTAGTTAAATTTGCCAGTCTTGCACTGCCAGTAAGTGTTCCAAATGTAGTTATTAAAGGAAGTAGTCCTCCTATAAGTACTTTAAATGCAAATCCGCCTACCTTACCTATTGTACCTAGGGCTAATAAAAATGGAAGTATGGCTGCTGAAAGTTTTAAAAAGAATTGTCCTGCAGGACTCTCTAAAATATTGTTTAAAGTTTTTAAAACACTACTTAATGTATCAAAGAATATTTTTATAGATCCAGAATCAGTAACTAGTTTTACAAATTCAGCGAAGTTTATTAAAAATTCTCCAAAAGAAGGCAAAGCATCGCTTATATCTTCCCCTATTGCTTGGAAAATATCTGTGACTTCGCTTAGTTGATCTAAGAAAACCCCTAACTCTGGGTTATCAGCAAGAGTTATAAACCCTCCTATAATATTTCCAAGAAGACTTAAAAGTTTTGTTCCATTTTCAGCAGCAAGAGCAAAGAATTCTCTTAAAGGCTTGCCATCAATAGTTTTTAGATTTTTAAAGGCTAAAGATATGTCCTTAAAGTACTCTAAGAAAATTTCTCCAGCACTACCTGGACCCACGTTTGCTTTTACAAGATTTTTAAATCCTCCAAAAATATTACCAAAAATAGTACCTAAGTCCGTTAATATTCCTTTAGCAATTTTAAACCGTTCTCCAAGTTTTCCAGTTGCCTCGTCAAGTTTTAAAGTTTCTTTCCAAGATCCAGTCGTGTTCTTTAAAAACTCACCGAAAGCATCGATTAAAGGTTTAGCAGCAGTTAAAAGAATTAAAAATCCTTCATAAAGATTGCCTATTGCAGTACCTAAATTGTCTATAAATTTATTGTTTGTTCTCCATATGGACTCTAGTCTTCTTATGTTTTCTGTGCTTGTTACAACCTTAGAAATTCTTATCGCTACTTTACCTAAAACATCTCCAGTCTCTGTGAGAAGAGGTCTTAAAGCAGGGAATAGATCTTTTACTAAGATACGTATTGCTGTTTCTAGTTGAGGGAAGAGTTTTTGTCCTGCTGCTGCACTTAACTTTTTGAACTCTGATTGTATAGAAACTAGATATTTAACAAAACTTTGGGCTTCCGCTGATAATCCAGAAAGTGCGTCAGCGTAAGCATCTGCCCCAGATCCTTGTTTAGCAAGATTAACAGCTTCTTCTGCTTTTTTTATATCACGTAATGCATCAATAACATTTTCTTGACCAAGAACAACAGCGTCAGTGCCTTTTTTAGAAAGTTCTACGTTTTTTGCTTCTTCTTTCTTAAGATCATTGTTTTTATCAATTGCTCTTCTATAGTTTAAATCTGCTTCAGCAAAGGCAAGTTCTGCTTCTTTACGAGCACGAGAGTTAGGAGGTAGATCTGAAACACGAGCAAGAGTTTCACGGGCTTTTTCAAGTTCAAGTGCTGCTCTTTTTTCAGATATTGCAGCGTCCTCGGAATCAAAACCTAGTTGTTGTATCTGTTCAATTGCTGTTTCTCTGGCTTTTGCTAATCTTTCATATGCTTTTGCAAGATTTTCTTGAGCATCATCTTCTGCTCTTATAGAAGAGACTGTTTTTTTAGAATTTTTATTTCCTGCTTGTACTGCTTTAGCAACCCCAGAAAGTGATAGTCTCAGTGTCAATGCTGCTTGCCCTGCGGCTGTAAATGCTCCAGCTAAAGTAATTAACGCTGGGGTAGCAGCTGCTCCAATTATTGAAGATAGAGAAATAAAGCCAGTACCAAGAAGACCGATAATTCCAGATACTGCAGTAATCGCTGGGACTAGAAAATAACCAACTCTCGTTAAGTCTGTAAATCTTTCTTTAGCATCCTCTGCTTCCTTTAAAAATTTTGGCGTAATAAAATTAAAATTATTACCAGATCTACCAAAACCTCTATTTATTCCATCTGATAAATCTTTTCCAGCTCTTTCACCAACTCTATCAATACCATTAAAAGATTTTTGAATATCTCTTTCAACACTAGAAGTGATGGCGCGAACTACTACATATGCATCACCAACAATTGCCATGCGCCATCACCTCCTAATTTCTTAGCCCAAAGGGGCATCTAGTACGGACCCAAACGGCTTTTGCATGTCTGGGTTAAAATCTGTTGCTGGAACAAACGGCTTCACTGCTTGACTGCTTGGGTCAAACGGTGTGATGTCGCTATAATCAAAATCTCCAACAGAGTTGTCAAAACTTGCGTTTTGACGGCTTTTAGTTGTCTTATATTTATAAGTAGTTTCATAGAAATCCCTATAAATAATTTCTCTTACTTTTTCTTTGACGTCAACTTGTTCTGCACTAGCGACGGAGGTCATGTCATCTTCAAAAATTACATGGACAACATCTAGCATGTCTGCTAGATCCATAGAAGATAGTTGTAGGCCGTTCATTAGTGCTTTCCCGTTAACATAAGGCCAGAGATCTACTGCCCACTCTGCGAGTCCTCTAGCCCCGGTATAGGACGGCTTGAGTACTGCTCGACCAACCAAGAAGTGATTTCACCTAATTTTTCAACAGTTACAATTTTGCTAGGGTCATCTACCAGTTTTAGAAAACGATCTAAACTTTCTGGCAATAAAACCTTTGCAAAGAACTTGTCAATAAGAGCAGCTGCCATTCCGCTTGAATCAGAACCAGCGTCTGCAACCATGTCTAAAAGAACTTTACCTTGAAGAGCCGTTTTACATTGGAAATCTTCTCCGTAAAGTTTGAAAGATAAAGGTTGCGTGTTTACATCACCACCGCTACCAAAATCCTTAAACCTACCTGTTGTCATGTTGATATTCCTCTTTTCTCATTTGTCTTTTATTTACTATTTTTATAGTAAATGTTGTTACTATTTTACCAACTTTAAGTTATCTGATAGATAGCGATTTGCTTTAGTTCCAGGATGCATGACAGAAGTCGTGTAGATAATCCTTGAACCTCTAACAAATCTCAGCACTTTTGCCCTATCTGGTCGAATAACATGAGGCTTAGTTCCTTGATGGTGTAGCAAAGCGTAGTCCAAATTAGATCCAATTTTCACATACTGACCCCGAGAGTCTCGTAAATGTCTCATGTGAATAGATGAACGAAGTGCTCCTGTTCTTACACCAACTTGAGCCTTAGCGGCAGCGGTTATTAAACGACCTTTTTTTGCTAAGTATTTTCCTACATCACCTTCAGGAGAGTTGAGTAGAAAATCTAACTCTGCCTTACGAAATACTACTGTTGCCATTTTATGGAACGGCTGCAGTCAGGGTAAGAGTTACAGTTTGAAAGCCACCCTCAGGGGCTTGAACTTCAACAGTTGCAATAACTCCGAGACCAAAACCAGAAGACTCCCAAGTATCTAATTGAGAAGCGCTGTCTAGTAAAATCCATGCATCATACGCAGCAATTTCTGAAGCACTCTCTATTGTTTCAGCAGAAGGTGGCCTACCGTTCTGACCAACTACTGGCACCGCTCTTGATACGGAAACATTAATTGTTGCACTCCTTGGATCACTACATCTACGAGGCTGAGTTGCTTCATCCCCAGGGGCACCAACATACATTTGTACAAACGAAACAACTACTTGTTCGCAATCAACTACAGGCTGTCCTAATGTGTAGTACCTACGCAAAGGAAGTGGCATAGTGTAGGAAGCGTAAGAAGTAACAACTTGAGTAAGAACTGCATCTAAAAATACAGCAAGATTTTTAGCACTGCTACTAACAGTTGCCTTATTTATTGATGTCGACATTTGTCTCTCCTACTTGTTGTATATATCCTACAGTGTATAAATTGGCTCTACTCTTGTGTAAAGTTCAAATGATACGTTTGCTGTAATCAAGTTAATTACTTCATCAACAGTTGGATCTGCCAAACTAGGTCTAGTGCAATAGATGTCATAAACACCAGGCTCTCTTGGACCAATAATATCTAATACTTGACTATAAGTTGGAGAGATAGTTATTGTTCCATTAACACGACTTAGGCTAATAGAGTTTTCTAAGTTTTCTGACTTTGTATAAGAATGATCAGAAACTGTTAAAGATACATCCCATGACGGATCATCTTCTAAGAAACTTCCATTTATTTCATTTAAATAAAGAACTAGTGAACTACCAGATGTAAGAACCTTTAGATCATAAGAACTTTCTGCTAATTGATATGGCTTAGGAATAGGACGACGTGCTCTAGGGGTATCTGGACTAAATACTTTTGCTTTTGCTCTAGCCCTATCTGGGTTAGTTGTTTTTAAGAATAGGTCTACAGCATATAAACCAGTTCTAAGTTCATCAATAAAATCTTGATTATCAAGAATTGTATATGAAACACCTTGGCGAGCAACAGAGGTTACACGTTGAGGTAAGGCGCAGGTGTCATCATTCTCATATAACTTAACTAGTTCAATAGCAAGTAAGCGAGCAGCATTTTTTCCTGCTAATGGAGGCGGTGTTCCATATGAGTAAGTAACTTCAATATTAGAAGATGTCCAACTAGCCCCTGGCGAAGCAAGAATTGTAGAGTGCTCTACTAAATAATAATCTCTTGGATCTATTACAAGACCGTTTCTATCTCTTAAAGTATGAACTCTTATTACTTTACGACCACGAAGACGTACACGAGTGCTTGCAGATGTTCCATCCCCTGCGAAATCATCTTGTTGATATGGTCCTGAACCATTTAATCTAATATTTTCAACATTTCCCCTAACTAAAGTAGGAGAGTATGTAAGCATGGATGCACCTGTGCGAATATAAGGATCATAGGAAGATACATATCGCTCTGTAACAGTTGTTACTCCAGTATATTTTCTTCCAGACATGCCCCAAAGTAGGTAGGAGGCTGTTTTTACAGCATCATATGAGTATTGGGACTCTGAATAAGTAGGCCCAAGTTCATTGACATTTACCCAAAGATTACTCATTATTTATACCAATCCTAAAGAGTAAGGGCGAACAACGGGTAGCTGTATCAATGATACGACCAACACGTCGTCCGCCCTTCTTTTACTTATATTAAGAGGTTGGATCCTCTGATGAAGCAATAATGAAGTCAACATCGTTGTCAGCATTATATGAACTGCTACCAGGTACGTTGTACGTAGTGGTAGATCCTTGAGAGGTAAAGTCTGTAACTGCCCAGTATCCATAATCAACAAATGCAGTACCTGTATCAGCACCTGAAGCGATAGTTCCACTTGTTGTGGTTGTGTAGGAGAATTGGTTTGAAGTAACGGCAACAATTGTGTGAGTACCGTTAAGTGCTGTTGCAGTTGTAGCAGTAACTAATACTCTATCTCCTACACGGAATCCGTGAGCAGCAGATGTTGTAATAGTTGCATTAGTTCCAGTGCGAGCAGTATTACTAATAGTTTTAGTAATTTCAGGATGCCACTCGTAGAAGCCCTTTAGACCAGTTGGTGCCCATGAATCGCGAGCGTATGAGTATGGACGCTCTGCTGCAACTGGGAACTCCCAGCGGCCGTCTGGACCTGCATCAAAGAACTCATTTCCAAGACCGTAGCCTTCGAAAGTGTTTGCAAGTAATCCGTTTTCAATTACACGGTCACCTGATTGACGCAACTTAACATATGGGAAAACCCAGTGGAAGTATGGACGAGTTGTTGCACGCTTTCCATCCTTCACAGCAAATGACCAAACTTCAAGAGCAACGCCGTTTCCAGCAGGGTCATCTCCAACGGCTGGTGCGGCCCAACCAATTGATGTGCGATCTGGTGAAGCAAAGGTTCCTAGATTCTTACGAAGTAGTAAACCTCCTGCTAATAAAGCAGTAAGTTCTGTATCTGGCTCACAAATTGCCAGTTCCATAGTAATTCTTTTAAGAGTGTCTGGGGCTTTGTAGGAAACGCAAACTGTACCGTTTGCTGACTTCTCTACGATTTCATCGCCCTCTTCGTACTCTGGTGTAAATGAAGCGCGAAGGAACGCCGAGGTTGTATAACTATCACCTGGTTCGGTGAGTAGGTTACCTGAGGCGTCCAGTCTAGTGACACGGATCGCCACACCTTGGACGCTTGCCGCGTAGTCCTGAGTGGCCATACTGATTTCTCCTTTAGTTGGTTTTTACTTGTTCTTATTTTACGCTGTTAAATCAACTCTGATTGCTAAATGTACAGACGAATCAAAGTAAACTGCTGCTGGACGAATTGCTTTTAGACGCATATTGTTTGCGTTGCCTGATACATCGTAGCCTTGTGCTAAATTATCATTAACAACATCAATATCTCCAAGAATGACTCTAACGTCACCTGTAGCGTACATCCATTTATTTGTAACGGTAGGTGTTTCTGTGTCCCCAGCTGCATCTGTTGGACCTGCTCCTGAGTACCCAGAACCAATTATTACTGGAGTTCCACCAACAGTTCTAAGGAAGGTGTCATCGCTTTCAACTGAAGGATAAATTAAGTTTGAGCCTGCAGCAAGAGCGGCAACGTCGCGAGTCATGTGAATAACTCCTTGAATTCCGCACGCTGAGGCCTCTCCAATTGACTGCTCAAGAAGTGCAAGAGCACGACGAGGGGATAGTGCTGTGCCTGAATTAAGTATGGTAGCGGCAGGATCTACTAGTGCTCGATTTGCATGGCTAGAGCCAAGGCGTACTACGCCGTCCCATAATTCTTCTTCAAGAGCCTTTTGAGTAATACATTCTAACTGACGTTTAATTCTTTCAATGTGGTCTATACCAAGTAGACCTAGCGTTGAGCGATAATCTTCAACTTCAACAAAAAATGGTTTAACTTCTAGATAACGAGCAGGTGTTGCATTACTTGCAATTGTATATGAGGTTGTGTCTGTATCATCCCAGTTTTTAGAAGAATATATTCCGCTATCCCAGTACTGAGAAAAACCGCGTACCCATTGGTCTTCGTCTAAATTAGTTTGAGCCTTAACGCATCCGAGTAGACCAAAGTTAGAACCCATAACCATAGGTGCTTCAAAAACTCCTCTAAAGGCCATCTTTACTCTACTTCCTAACTTAAAAAGTTAATTTAGTTACTTGTTTTGTATTGGGAGCGCCCATTTCTGAACGCTCCCTCCACAAGATTTACTTCTTGGCTTAGTACTCGATTGTTGCTGCAGTCAATCCACCAAGTGTATCGCGAAGAGCGGCTGCTACTCCGTTTACATTGATGGTTGATGTTACCTGTAGAGATTCGACGCCAACAAGGGCAACGTTCTCAAAGGTTTCAACGAACATCTTGTAGTCGTTGGTGCCGACAAGTGTTGAGTCACGGATAACTCCGAGATCCAAAGTGCCGCCATCAAGGAACAAGAATGATCCTTCAGCAAATAAGTACCAGACGAATGTATCTGGGAACTCGACCATTGCGCCGTCTGACTGAGCACCGAAGTGAGAAGCCCCACCTGCGGTATCTAGAGAGTAGCATGCGATGATTCCGCGAGATGCAATGTAAGCATCAATCTCTGCATATGCATTGAGAGTTGAATCTCCAGGCATTGCAAGAGTTAGATCTGCTGCCATTGCGTCTTTAACCCATGCTGGGATAATTGCGCGAAGTGGAGCATCTGCATCTAGACGGTGACGTGCACGGTAAGCAGCAGAAGCACGACCTAGTTGAACTAGGAAGTCACGACCCATTCCAATTACGGAAGCGGAAGTAACGGCTGTTGATGCAGCACCGATTTTTGCCATAAGGTTTCCTTCAGCCTCACGAGCATGTTGAATCAAACCAAGCTCGTTGTGACGAGCGATTAATTCAGGATATGCACGGCTTAGAAGATTACCGAATTGTAGTTGCAAAGTAACAGCATCAGTTGAGACAGTTGTCTCAGAAGCTGCTGCTACAGTCAAGCTTAGCTTTGCAGCTGGGCTTGGTGTTTGTGCTGAATCGTTAGCAGCAGTCCATACACCAACAGCGCTAGCATATGAGCTAAGTACTGGTGGAGTGATGTAGCGGATACCGCCACGGTCTGCTTGGAAACGAGGTAGGCAATCACGGACTGGGCGTACTGCTGAGCCAAGACCGAAGATGTCGTACTTAACCTCGAAAGGTGCTTGATGTCCACCAGCAGCAACAAGTGCCTCTGGTCCGACTACAGCTTGTACTTTGTCCCAGTTAGCTTGTGCATCCTGATTAAGGGTGCGAGCCTCTGGAAATTGGGTAGAAATAGAAGCAACGATGTGTTGTTCTCCATCTCCACCATTTACACGGCGTAGGCCATGTAGACGCTTGGCCATTGCTTCTGCAACTTCTGCCATGCTTGAAATTGAGCTGCCTGCTGTATATCCAGGAATGTCAGCACCAGCTGTGATTGCCACGGCTGCTTCTGTTGTCCGAGATGTTGGGCGGCGGTCAGCCGGTACCTCAATGTTGAGGTTATCTGCGTTATCTGCAGCGGCGGTCACGGGTGCCTCCATAGTTTCTTGTGCTGTTTGCACAGTTTCTGTTTGTGTTGGTGTTTCAATGATTGCTGCTTCAGCACCTTCAGTAACAACAACTGCTGCTTCAGCTGCAGGAGCATCTTGCGATACTGCTACCTCTTCTACAACTGCTGCTTCTGCTACTACTGGCACTTCTGCTGTTGTTGTTGTTGCTGGTGCTTCTGCAACAGCTGCAACAACTGTCTCTTCCGCAGCTACTGCTGCTTCAGTTGTTTCTTTAACTTCAGTCGAAAATTCAGATTTCTTATCTGCTTCGGTTGACGCTTCAGTCATAGTTTTTTCCATTTCCTTTTCTTCCTTTTTGTCTTCTTCCATGTCTGCAGAAGATTTTTCTTCTTCTACTTTTGGAGTGGCTTCTGGAGTTGCAGGCATTGCTGCTGCTTCTTCCATTTTTTTCTCCTCTTCCATGGTTGGGGCAGGAGTTTCAGAAACAGGTGCTTCTTCAGTTACTGGTGCTTCTTCAGCAGGAGCGGCAGGAGCCTCTTCTGTCATTGCAGCATCTTTAACTTCAGTAGTTTCCATGTCTTTGTCTTCGTCTTCTTTTCCGTATACGCGATTAGTTGCTTCTGCTGCTTTTTGAGCAAGTTCTACAGTTGCTACCTCACGACGCTTGATTTCGTTTCTAACTCCATCGAGCATGTCGGCAAGTGACGTCATAGCGTCAACTGTCTGCGGAGTAGGATCCTCCTTCTCGACCGATTCAAATTCGCTGAGGATAGATGTCTGAAGTTCACTAACTTGTTCGTCAGTGATGTCAGATAACTGATCCATCATTTGTTTGATTTGGTCCACTACTGTCCCTCCTTAGGGTCAGTTAGGATAGGGCTTTTCCCCATCTCGCTGATCAGTCGAGGCTGAGGGACTCACAGACGCAATAGATGCGTGGAGGCACTCCACCTAATACTGAATACTACATTAGTTCTTATAGTGTGATTTTCTTTTTTGTACGATTTTTCTATCAGGTAAGTAGTCTAAGTAGCTTAGACATTTGACTAGATATCTCACTTTGGCTGTAGACCTCTTGACCTGACATAAAGTCCTTCATACCTTTAGTAGCAATATCTGCGTCTTTTTGACCAATTTTATTCTCAACCCTAGTAATCATTTTTTCCATTAGATCCTGTAGGGCAGGTGGTACATCACTAAATCTAATCTTTTGAGCATCTTCTCCGAAGGCAAAAGGTAGGTTAGCAATAACCTTGCCTAACTCTCCAGCACTGTTTCTAACATTGCCTATAGCCTCGGCGTTAAGTGCTCCTGTATCTAATCTATCTACAATATCTAGCAAATCGCCAGCAGACTTGGCTGCTTCAGCGTAGTTACCAGCACTATCTAGATTATCAACCTCTTCAATCTTCTTTAATGCAGCGTCTGATCCAGCATCACCTAAGTCCAGTTTCAACCGAGCAAGCACTTGTCGAAACTTCCCTGTAGCATCACGGGGTTGGGTTTTAGGTGTGTATTTAGCTCTGGACTTTTCCGCGTCTTGCTTACTCTTAACTTCTTTTTTTAGTATATCTGTTTCTTCATCTGTAAGACCTTTTAAGTCTTCTTTTTTTAGATCAGGTGTAGCAACAGGGTCACTTTGATCCATTTTGTAAGAATCTTTTTCAGCAAATGTCTCAGAATTTGCTAAAAAATCTGCTTCTGAAGCCTCTCCCATTTCATTCAAAATAACAACAATTACATCTTCTGGCTCCCACTGGGCGTCATATAGATCATCTGATTGTTGAATAATTTTGCTTACAGGCATTTGTAATTGATCCTGTGGGATCTCCATCTGCTCCACTGTCTCTGGCATGTAATCACTAGAAAATTCTTCTACAGAATTATTTTTAGCTCTTTCACGTTTAGCATGTGTTGCAGTATAGATACCTAAAGCATCTTTATGACGAAGTTGACAGTAACCCTTAGCACGAGGGCCTAGATATTTTGATAAATACTTTACGCATCTACTCCAATCACCAGGTGCTCCCCAGCGAATTTTTGCAGCTCCCTCGCCTCTTGTCCAGTAGCGACGAAGCTTTTCAGCGTTTCCCCGGTTACGGTCCAAACCGCCAGCGGCAACAACTGATTCAACGATAGAAATTCTTGCTCTTAAACTAGCAGCAATACTGTCTGTATCGTTTACAGATGCTTCTTTCCAGTTCTCTGGAACTAAGTCTTTACGATCTAACTTACGAGCCATCTTTACAATATGACGGCGAACTAAACCACGATTTCCTGGCTTAGCACGTCCATATGCTTGAACAGCATTTTTTAAATCAGAAACATTTCTAATTGGGAATGATCCGTCTGGAAGTGCTTTTTTATCTTTTGCTAAAGCCATACGTTGTTTGCGAGTAATAACTGCTAACTCTGAATCTGAGTCATCAATACTTTGAAGCATGTAAGAAGAAGATTCTTCTTTCATCTTATTTACTCTATTAGATAGTTCAGATGCTTTAATAGCAGCAGTAATTGTTCTCATTCTATCTTTAGCATTATTACTAGCGGCAATTAGTGGTGCCTCTAGTTTATCAATTCGAGTATGTAGTTCTGCTAGAGGATCATTCTTTAGTTGAGCAAGAACGCTTGCGCCAGCAGCAACAAGTGCCATAACTTGACCTGATGCAACACGAGCACGGGCAATTGGGAAGCCAGGAACATTTACCTGACAAATTGCTACAAGTTCTAGAGCACCTTTAATTGGTCTCCAATCTCCTGACGGAGCAGAGGCACGTAAAGCACGAATTTGTTCTGGAGTTGTGCCAGGACGAAGTGCTCCTGAAACCCAGATGCCATAAGCATCTTCTCCAGCATGTACATCTGCTACTGCAGACGCTGTGTCATCGTAATGACGAACTGCTTCTGAAGCACTCGCTTCAAGAGAAGCATGTCCTCCAGCTAAAGTTAATTGTCCAACTGGAACATCTGTTCCATCGTCAGCACGTACAGCACCAGTGTGGAAGTATGCATAACTGCTTTTACTCCGAGGAGGGCGAGTTCCATAAGACATTCCAATATGATCTACATGCCATGCAGCAATGTGACCATACACTTGACCTTCATCAGTTACTGTTAGTGCGGTTGGTTTTTTTAATTTTGGATTAGCAAACCAATCTTTTGGTGGAGTAACTGGTATTGATCCAGCCACAATTCCACACGCTACTAACGCTGATGCGTCTAAAGGATTTAATCCTTCGACATAAACTCCATCAGATATCACTTCTTCCTCCTGCATTTCTCCGCTTTGGTCTGCGAGTTCTACTCGACATTCCTGAAAAGCGGGCTTAGGGACAAGAGTTACAGCCATAACCCTTGCCTTAGTTATGTTCATTTTACCTGCTCCAACTTTTTTGTTAGAGTCATTTTCAGCACTTTCTTTTTCTTCATCTGCTTCAAACATGTCCATGTCAGCAGAAACTCCACGGATGAAGCCTCCACGAACTAATCTTTCCGCTTCTTTTCCGTACTCTCCAGTATCAAAATACCCTCTGGCATTTCCAATACCTTGATCTACTCTTTCCATCTGAAGAATTGTTCCAATTACAACTGATCCAGAATGACCCTCGCCAGTCTTGATTTGCCATAAAAATGGAAGAGGAAGCTCACGCATAGTGATAGCGCCTTTTTCAAACTTACGACCATCTCCAGACTCAATGTCTTCTGGGATAACTAAAGGAATAACAAACTCTGCTCCTCTAGTCTCCTCAATCTCTGCTCCTGCTAAGACAACTCTGTTTCTAGCATCCGCTGCTCTTGTTTTGAGAGAGGTTGCTTCGAGTATGGCCTCAGAAGGAAGTATAAAATCTGTGCTAAACGCGTCTGCTCTAACTCCTTTTTTACCATAAAGTTGACGATGCTCCTTGTCTCCAGTCCACATGCCAGTTGCTTCTTTATGACGCAATGCGCAGTAGCCTTTTGCTCGAGGACCCATGTATTTTGAAAGTTGACGAACACAGCGGGTCCAATCTCCTGCAGTTCTCCAACGAATTTTTGCTGCACCTTTTCCGTACAACCAATAACGACGAAGTTTCTCGGCGTTACCTTTATTTCGATCAACTCCTCCAGCAGCAATTAAGGAAGAAATTATTGAATCTGTAATATATGCAGATGCAGTTTTAGCAGCTGAATCTATTTGATCCAAAACTATTTTTAAAGTGTCATCATCTAAGACAACAACTGGTGGAGGTGTAGGACTCTTTAAGTCAGAAAGAATAGAATCATCTTTTTCCCATATGCCTGGCTTACGCTTCCATGTAGAAGTTGTTACAGAATCTTTGCTGACTGGGATCAGTGAAACTAGTTCCATCACAGCCTGAGGATCATCAGGTGAAACAATTGCCATGTAAATTGGTGGAACATCTGAAGTATCTGGCGTTAATTCTACAGATGCAGCAGATGTAAGTCCTTGAACAGGTTTGTATCGATCAGTTATTTTTGATATAGGATTAGGAACTAAATCTTTAGTTGGTTTATATTTTTCTATTAAAGATGGGTCAACTCTTGGTTGATACCAAATAGCATTAGGGTATAAAGTTTCACCATTTACTACAACCTTTTTCTCTAAGAATTTTCTTAAACTTGGATCGTTGTAAGCATTAGGAGTTTTTCCTTCTGTAGTAGTAGCAGGTGCTGTAGAAGAAGATGCTTTAAGTCTTTGATCGGTACTCCATGCTGGAAGGTCATTTAATATTGTTCGTACTTGAGAAGTATTTAATTGAGGAAGTTTTCCAGGAAGAGTGGCGTTAGGTGAATCAATAGGAACTCTAGGCTCTCCTAAAATTCCTCTAGTAAGTTGCTTAGTAGACCTTAAAGATTTCTCTTGTGGAAGTGGTTTAAAAGTGTCTGCAGCTTCTGTAGTGTTAGCAGGAACATCAACATAATTTCCGTTATCTAACTTAACCTTAACGCTCTGGGTAGCAGGGTTAATAGACTCGATAGTGCCTGAATACTCTGGATTCTTACCAATAACAACTCGTCCGCCAGACTTGGCAAACTTACCTACAGCATCTCTTACCTGAGAACGTGCTTTTTCAGAACGCTCTTCTGGGGTGTAATTGCCATCTTGATTAGTTACAGGAGTTCCTGCTGTTGGAGCAGTGGCTGCAGTTATAGAAGAATCTGAAAACTCCTCGTACTCGCCGTACGCAGGTTCGTCATAAGAAATTTCACTAATTAAATCCCAATCAATTTTATCCATCTCATCTACAAATATTTCAGACTCTTCTTGATTTATTTGAGATATAGAAATTGATTTCATAGGGTTAGAATCTAAGTTTCCTGAAACAATAATTGCAGTTTCTGTATCTACAGGAACATGTATTTTCTCAACCATGTCATAAGGATCATCAAGGGATTTATCGTAAGTTTCAAAATCATGATTAATGTTTCCTAGGTCTTCCCACATTGCATCGTCCCAAACAAAGACTGACCCGTCTAAATTTACTTTATATAAGCGATCAATTCCAGTACCATCTAAACGAATACGAATAAAGAACTGAGGAGCCATATCTTCTGACAACATCTCTGACTCTATAAAAGAGTTAAGTTCTACTTTTTCTGGAGACTCATAGTCAGCCATAACAAATTTATATGAAGCAGTAATTGAGTTTGCCTGAGCCTTCTTATTTTCACGAGCAACTATTGCACTAGCCCAACGCTCTCCTGCATCTCCACCCCAAAGCGCCCAAGCAATACGTCCATTTGAAGGATAGCCAGGTTCTGAAGGCTCGTAGCCTTTTCCTTTTTTATCTACTTGATGACGTGGAAAGTATTTAGCAATATGACGAACTTTTCTAATACCAATTTGACCACCACGAGCAAGAGTTCTAGCAGTATTTAAACCTACAGGTGTACCGCCACGATCATGCTTTTTACGCCACTCTAAGGCACGTCTTGCCTCTGACTGAACTGATTTTGGAATTGTGTATAAACGATCATTATTTGAAAAAATCTTTATGTCTAAGTCTGATATTGCAGCGGTTGCTAACTCGTAAGTAATAGATGATGGGTTGTCTTGATTATCGTCAGGAGTGAAAGAGGCAATGAGTGCATCTGCATAGTCAATAGAAGAAACTAAATTTCTTTTTTCATCGACTACTACAGCCTTGTTTTCAAGCACAAATAAGGCGTTATCCCCACTGCGACCTATAAATTGCAACTTAAACTCCGTCTCTTTTACTTCGCTGACTCGTACTCTTTTAGCTCATCCATTCCGATAGCCTCGCTGGAACCTTCGGCTTCGTCATATACGGCTATAAAGGCGGGGTCAACATATATGACCATTAAACCATCAAAATCAAATACGTCATCCTCGTCAGATAACTCCATCCAGTTCCCATTGCGTCTATAGAAAGTGCCTTCATCTGACTCATAAATTATTACTGTTACCTCATCAAACTCTGTATCAATTAATGCATACAAGTCTGAAATGTTTTCTGGTTTATCTGGTGTGAAAGCCATAACTACTCCTTTACCTTAGAGTCATCAATCGGACCTCCCGAAACCCATGCACGGCAGGTTCTAGCAGACGCACATTTGAAATCGAATGCTTCGCAGTATCCAAGTTCTCCAGCTTCGTCTATTGCATCAAACTCATCAGACGTATTTTCTCCAGTCAGTCCTTGAGAGATACAATTTTTCATTGATGATGTAACTACAAAGACAGCGCAATTACCGCAGCGTTGTTGCTTTGCAGTTTCTACATCGACTCCCCACTCAGTTCCTAATGCATTCCAATACTCTTCGTTTGGTTCGCTGGGATTTAGTGGACCATACATAGCAGTATCTATAGCGTTCTTACGATTTTTTAAATTAAGAGCAATATCTTGAGTTGCAGGCGGGCATTCATCTGGTACAGCAGCAGTTACAGGCTCTACTGATTTATTTTCATTTCTTATCTCCAATGCATCTTGAGCATCACTAGTCTCGTCAATAACTGCTTGCTCAATTGTGTCGTAAGGCTCTGATATATCAAAAGGTATAACAGAGACTCGACTCATATTTTCTGAAGCAAGTACTGCCCAGTCTGTTGGAGTTGTAGGCAATTCTAAATTAGAAGCAGTGTATAAATCTTTTGCCATATCAATTCTTTCTTGAGTAAGGCCGTATAAGTCCACAACTTCTTGTGGCGCAGCAAAAGCAACATCAGTATCAGAAGCAACAATGGAGAATATATGATCTCCATCTTGAATAGGCAGGTCAGAGTTTATGTATGCTCTAAATATTTCTATAGCCATTTTTATCTCCTAATTCCTTCCCGCTAAACCAGTACGCCATTTTTCTTTACTTATACCTCTTAGTGCTTCTAAACGACTAATAACCTCGTCTAAAGTTTCTTTACTAATGTCAGAACCATACATTCTTTTTAGTGCTTGGATCGCTTGTTGAGCAGTCATGTCTATTAATTCTTTATATGCAGTTGCTCCAATTTGTTTAGCTACTGCCCTATTAATCTCTCCACCTGATCTAGCATCTCTGCCCTTCATGTGGGTAAATGGATCTGTAACACTTCTACTACCACCACCATTTAGAAGTTGAGCATATCCGTGATCAATTGGTAAAAGTTGAATTTCTTCATAACCATTTTTATCTACGCCTTTATTGTCAACGACTCCTGCTAAGAAATTTTGTACATGTCTATCAGTATTGTAAATAACAGCGTCAAGGACTGCTAAACCAACTACATCTGCAAGAGACGCTCTTTTAGCAATAGTTTCAGTTGAAGATTTACCAGGGAATTCATCAAATAACACTGGCTTATTCTTAAAATCTATTCCGTCGCCAGCATTTGTGATTATAACTGTTCTAGAATCATTTGGGTGCTTTTGAACATATGCTGCACCTGCAATACCTAAAGATTGAGCTATCTTTGAAGAAATATACTCTGCATTAGCTGTTCCCTCTGTTTTTTCTCTCTTAAAGTAAACAACTTGACCACTCTGTCTATGTATAAGTCTAAAGTTGCTACCGCTATTTATACCTTGAGAAACTCTTTGAATATCAAATCCAGTGTCATTTCCATCTATAACTAACTTTTTACGAACTCCTGAATCAAGAGCTTTTCCAAAATTTAAAATCTTAGTAGGGTCTACGTTTAGTAAAGCATCTGCTGGTCCAATATTAGATCTGTTTGGACTATAAACCATTTTTTCATCGTGCAGTGCTTTTACTAAAGTAGCAATTTCATTTATATTCTTCTCTGTCTCAACTTCATCTGCGCCCTGCATACCTTCAGGATTTCTAATCTCTTTACTTGCGTACTGAGCCAAAGCCTGACGAGCCTTTTGATCTAGTTTTGCTAAAGAAGCACCACCTTCTAAAGCAAAGAATTCTTTTAATTGCTCTTTATGAGGTTCTAGATAAGAGTTATCTTGATAGATTTCATCTGAGGCAAAGGCAGAGCGCAGTTTGTTAGAGGCGTTAAATTCATTATCTTTATTATTAACTCTTTTTTCTGCTTCAGCAACAGGGTCAATAAACTCCATGTTTGCTTTAGCAAAAGGCTTCTCATTTGCTACTTGTCTTTGTTTAATAAGTTCATTAAGTTGATCTATCTTATCGCCCAAAGCCTCGTACCTAGCATCGCCTGAGTCTTTTAAGTATGTAGATACTCGAAGTAAATCAGAGGGATCAATTCCTTCAATAACTTGACCTTGATCTATCTCTCTAGCAAAACTATCTAGATAATAAGCAGCCTCACTTGCTTTTCGATTAGCGCCTCTTTCATTCCACTTAGGAAGTTTGATAGAGATTACTTTTATAGCCTCTTTAATTTTTTCTTCATCGAGACCGTTTACATCTGCTGGAATTAAGTCATCTGGTATTGGCTCATTTAATATTTTTTCAAATTCAGCACGTCTTGCTTTATCTTTTTCATCCTTGTATTTTTCTATTTCCTTTTTAAAGTTTTCTACATAGTCAGCAAGAACTAATGCATTAGGATTATTTTCTAAATCTCTTACTCTGCGTAGTTTACGAATTGCTGAATCTAAAGCAGATGTAGAAAGGTCTTCTATTTTTTCTCCAGCATTTAGTCTATTAACTAGTTCATCTAGTTTTTTACCAGCGCCTCGAACTTCATCATTTGCTGCATAATCTCTTGCTTTAGGGAAATACTTAACTCTAACTCTCTTAAGTTCTTTTTGAACAAGTTCTTCATTCATATCAGCAGCGTCAGGAACTTTTTCTGCTATTGGTTCTGCTTTAGGAACCTCTACCTTAGGAGCATCTGGTGCAACATCTCTAGCCTCTGGTGCAACGCGAGCAGGAGCTGCGCCTTCTGCTTGCTTAACAATCATTCTTGATTTCCACAAACGTGGACCGTCTTCACCAGGGATTTGTACCCATACGTAGTCTTTGTAAACTTTTCCGTTACGACCAATTCCACCAACCTTTTTGGCTTCATCAATTTGGTCTCCAGCGCGAACAACAACTACACCCTCGCCGTACATCTCATTCTTTTTTGCGTTTCCATGACGAACTCTGTCACCAGGTTTTAAAACAATTCCATTTTTATCTTTATAGAAGCCTTCTCTGTATGCAAATCCTCCTACATCGCGACCAGCAACTACTTCAACTCTTTGTTCTAGTGGCTGTCTTAGGGCGCGACCACGCTTTGGTCCGTCTCCTTTATTCTCTTCTGACGGAACTCTAAAATCTTCAGGTACTTCTCCAGTACCAAGACGACGCATATTACGAATAGGAGAGCGACGATCAAAGAAACGGAAATACTCTTTTTGATTTCTTGGATCTTTAATTAAGAATCTGACTCGACCAAAAGGTGCTGGTTGAATATCAAGAATCTCTTCGTAAACTTTATTAAAGTTATTCCACAAGAAGTCGCCAGTTTTTACATCTCTTGCTTTGGTAGGAGCCAGACGTCCAGCATTTGCTTCAACAAAAGCATTTACCTTAATTACTTCTGGGTTTTCTTCTACATAAGTTTTATCTTTTGGCTCTTGATTATCATCAAGTTTTTCTTGTTCAACAGGAACATTATCAATTTCCTGTGGCTCTTGGTCGGCTTGGTTATCACCAACACCTACTAAATCAGCATCAACAATTTCTTTTAAGCGGTCAGCATATTTATCATATGCTCCTTGATCTTTCCATTCAAAGTTTCCATCTGAATCAATCTTTGCGAATGGGCCATCTTCTGGTAAACCGTTATCGTCATATATCTCAATAGGTGCTTCTGCACGAGGACCGCCATCATCAGGCTTTAGGAACATAATTCCTTCATCTAGCCAGTCCATCTCAGCGACACCTTTTTGAATTTTATCTATTTGATCAGCAGTAGGTTTGTAATCTCCAACAACTGCTTCTGGTCTTGCTTCTGGGTTTTCGCGAGCATACTTAGCCTCTCTTGCACGAACTTCCTCGCGAGGAATGCCTAGAGCATCTGCAAGATCTTGTAATGACTCTCCAGCCATACGTCGGTCAAAAATTTCTTTATCAGTAATCTCAACTGCTACGGGTGAGCCTTCTTTACTATTCTCAATCTTGCTTAAGGTAAATGTTCTTCTGTCTCCGTTTGCGTCAATTGCTCTTACATTTACATTTGAGTTTCTAGGATTTTCAAATACCTCTACAGGAAGAACTAAACGCTCAGTGCCGTTGTAAAGGAATGCAATTTTTTGTTTAGCAGCAATTGCATTTCTGATTTGAGTCTCCAGCGGAACATCTCCATCAACAACTAGACGTACAGCATCGTCAGCAGGGATATCTACATCGGCTACATCCTCTACTTGACCAACTAGTCCTTCTTCAACAATCTTTCTTAACTCAGCGTTAGTGTCTATGCCTTTAAGTTGAAGAGCATCTCTAACCGCTTCTCCTGGCACATTTGCAACAAAATCTTCTCCATCATCTGTAGGAAGTGCTATTACAGCGGCGCCTGGAACCTCATTGCCTGGTTCTACAGATCGACGTAACTCTTTTAACAAATCATTTGTGGTAATTTCTTGCGCTAAGAAAACAGGGTTATCTGAAAAACCTTCAGGAAGAACTGGATCAGGATTTTCTGCAGTTACTTCTTTCCATGCTGCAAATGGTTCTGGGCTAAGAGGGTTATAGCCTTCTGGCATTTCAATCTCTTCATTTTTAGGCAAGTACGGAATGTGATTTTTTGTTTCATTAAACTCATCTAACTCTTTTTGGCTAAGACCTTCTAGAAGTGGAGGAAGTGGGACTAAATCCATCTGTCTAGCATCAAACTCTGGCTCTCTAGTAGGAGGCTCTAGATCAGGATTTTGTTCTGTAACTTTCTTAAATGACTCAGCAAGTTCTGGAGTATTACCAAAAACAATCTCTGCTTTCTTTCTAAAATCATTCAATGCTTTCTCATTGTTATCAGCGCCAAGTTTTTTATCATAAATCTTTGCCAATTCCATAGGAGCATCAATTCCTGCTTCTTCTAGAGCAAAGAAAAGTGCTTCAGCGGGAACAAACTCATCGCCTTTGTTAAAAGGAAGAGCGCCTACCCCTAAAGCATTCTCACCATCTTCTCCTGGAGAAACTGCTTGTTCTAATGCAGCAAGTATGTCTCTCTCATCTTGCTTTTGAGCAAGTTCAATAGGGTCATCTGTAAAATCTGTACTCTCTTCATCTACGCGTCCTTGAATATCATACTCTAAGTCTTGTTTAATCTTGTATGCGCCTAGTGGGTAGTTAAATTCGAAGCCGCCTTTAACTTCAACTGGAGCATCTGGTTGCTTAGGTAGATCTGCTTTCTTTTTATTATTACCAGGGAAATCTCCAGCATCATTTATAACTTTTAGTTTTTCGCCAAAGCTTTTCCACTTTGCTTGTTGTTGTTGGGAAGGAGCGTCTACCATCGCGGAGTTCATGTAGTCATCTAATGCATCAGCGAATCCCTCTGGCTGAAGCCTTTCATCTAAAAAGAAACTAGCAATTTCATCAGCAGACATTGCATCAATCTTGTTTAAATCTTCTTCTTTATATCCATAAGCAGGAGCAAAGTTTTTAATCTCTTCACGAGCCTTTTGAGCGTACTCGGTTGCTCGAGCATCTTTATCTTTTTCTACAGCGCCCCAACTGTCATAAATCTTGTCTTCTAAAAGACGGTTTACATCCTTTACTGAAATATCGCCTTGCTCTACAACTCTTGCTATAAAGTTATCTTGCTTGTATACGTTCTCTAAATCTGCTGGCTCTGTGGCTCTGCGTAACATAAGGGCATTGTTTTTCTCTTCAATATCCCAACCCTCGGGGAGGGTGCGATCTAAAGCATCTACTCTGTCATCAGCATTCTTCTTTAACTCTGCTTTACGATTTGCAATGGCATTTTCTTTATCTTTTTTCTCAGCCATAAGGCGCTCATAAGCATTAGGTCCTGGTCTATCTTCAGCAGGAATTAAGCCTTGTCTAAATGGAAGACTTGCTTGAGGATTTAATAGTTGGTCTTCGTTTCCTTCTAGTTTGTCTTGAACATCTGCCCAAGTTTTTACTACATCAATTTGCTCGGCTGACTTAGCATTTAATATTTGATAGTCTTTTGTGCCATCATCTTGTTTAGAAACAAAGACTACGAACTCTTTATTAGAATCTACATATCTTTCTACTTTATCGCCAAACTCTTTATAATCTTCGTCTTTTTCCCATCCATTAGGGGCATCAAGAAATATTAAATCTTTTTCATTTATAACTTCATCAGTTACGCTTGGAATTATAGGTTCAGGAGAGTAGCCATCTGGGGTAGGTAGAACTGCTTTTACATATTCACCCTTAGCAGGATTTATTTCAGCGATTCTTCCATTTGGAAATTCTACTTCTACATCTTTACTATTTTTAGCGTTGGCAACTACTCTTCCACTAAGACTAAATACATTTCCATCAAGACGGCGAATAAGAGCACGAATGCCTCCACCTTCATAAGCAAATCTTCCTTTACGGTCACGACGTTGGCGTCTAGCACGAGCACTACGTGATTCAAAAGAGTTTCCATCAGTTGCTGCAATTAAAGCCTCGCCAGGAATCATTCCTTGAGGAAGTGAAAGTAGTATTGAAGTGTAGTAAAGATGCTCCACAGATCCTGGTATAGATTCAAATGCTGAAGCAAGAACTGCTTTTGCTTTTTCGTCTGTAATTCTTGGATCAGCAGCAAACCAACGAGAGCGTGCAATTCTTAATGCACTAGCAGTCATTGAGTGCTCACGGGTTGAACGTGGGTGAGAGATTGGTAATAAATCTGTATTAGTTGCGTAGAAAAAATCACTCTTATTATGTTTAGCAAGTGATATGTACTTATTAAGTTCTTTTATTGCTAAGTGCTCGCGAAGAGATAGTGGTAACCCTTTACTCTCTTCTAGAGAACGCATAACTACAGAGAAAGCGGCTTTTTTAGTAATCTTTCTTGCAGTAGATGTAGAGAAGTTTGAGTTGTCTACGATTGATAAAACTTTATCTCTTAAATCTACTGCTTGTTTAATAGCATTAGAACGACGACCTTCAGGAGTGATGGCATAACTAATTCTTCTTACTCTACTCATGCTTGATCCTCCTCTTCTAATACTGGAAGCAAATCTGCATCTAAACTACCTGCTCCAAGTGAGGCAAGCAGTGATGCTCTTAAGAATGGGTCTTCTCCGTTTTTAACTGCTCTCAACCAACTTGCTCTAATTGCAGGCTCTGCTTCATACCCATAACCTAGATACTCAGTCATAGCAAAAATTGCATCTTCTACAGTTTCATAGTCTTCTCTGTTCTTTAGTAGAACATTTAATTCTTGGTCTATTACATACTCATCTAACTCGTCTTTTAGTTGAGTTAGATCTTTACTACCTTCTACATTAACAACACCGTCAGGTATTACAGCAAATCTGCATTTTCCTGTTGGCTCAACAGGGAGAGCAATGATTTTACAATTCGAACCCCCAGCATATAAAACGCAATTGGCGCAAGTAACACCAATAGAAGCAACTTCATTTTCCGCTGGCGGGGTGTAGCCTGCCCAGATACCTTCTTCGTCTTCATTAAATTTTCCATACTTCTGCGAGATCTCAATTAATGCGTTTGCTAAATCTTGTTCTTCAGGAACTAAACCTGCTGCAGTAATAGAGTTTGATTTTTTACTGCTACGGGGATGAGAAGATGGTAGCAAATCATTGTCTGACTTATAAGCAGCATTTGTTGGTCTACCAGATTTAAGTAGTTTAAGAAAAGCATTTACTCGCGCCATTGCCCATTGATTACGGTTCATACCAGGACGATGTGAAACAGAGAATGCTCCAGCACCACGGCGGTAAACTGCTTTTAACATACCTAAAGTTGCTCTTCTTCCTTTAGGACTTTTTTCATTATGTTTAGATATTTTTTCTTTAAGAGAGTTTTCTACTGCTTTAGAAAAAACAACTTTACGAGAACCTGATGCAGATCCTTTTTTATTTTTACTAGAGCCTTTAATTTGATCTTTTTTAAGAGCAGGAGTTTGAGAAATTGTTCTTTTATTTTTTGCTGCAAACTCTGAATCATCTGAGGCATCAACAGGGACGCAGTTAGGAACCATCTTTCCATCTTTTTCTTTCATTCCAACTTGCTTATAGCCTTCCCAACAAGGGTCTCCTGCAGAAACAAGTGAAGTGACTACATTATCAAATGATGTATTAGACATTCTCTGTTCCATCAACTGCTTGCTGTAGTACTTGTTCTACCTCTGGTGGAAGAGGAGCAACAGAATTTTCTTGCTGCGTGTCTCTAACTGCACCCATCATCTCTGGAGCAACAGTGTTTAACATTGCTTCTGTTAACTCTGGGCTAATTGCTCCCTTTTCAGAAAGCATGCGGATAGCAAGTTCATTTGGTGTTGGTGCATCCATAGATGAGAACCCGTGAGCACGGCGCCATGAGTCGTAAGAAATAGCACCACGATCAAATCCTGAGTCAGCATCGGCTGCTTTATCATTTCTAGTAGCAACTGCTGAAGGGTCATACCAAACAACAATTCGATCTACTTCTGATTCAGTAAATCCTTGTGCCTTAAGGTATGGACGTAAGTAAACAACTGTTAAAGCATCAGCAATTAATAGCATTAATGGTTCGATGTGTGCCTTATATAGTGACTCATCGATTTGAAGTGCGTTTGAATACTTAACATTTGCTAGACCAGTAACAACATCCTTAGGAACATCTAGTCCTTGAAGGATTCGCTCTAATACTCTGTCGGCGCGAGAAGCAAGTGCTGGGTCAAATGAACGCTCAAACTTAAATTGTTTAATCCTGTCGCCAAGTTCAGCAGGACCGCGAATAATAAGTGGAACTACTGCGCTAGCAGACTCCTCATCACGAATAGGAGTTGTCATAGCGTCAATTAATTGCTCTTCAAACTCATCCTCTGCTTCTTCTGTAGTAAATCCTGGGTTTGCTTCGCTATCTGTGTCATATGGATAGTCTGGGTCGCCACCTGCTGCAACAGACAAGCCATCTGGTAAATAAAGTGCACCAGCATTTAGGCGTGAACGTGCTGTAGCACGGAATGTTCTATTAAGAAGTAAAAGTTCTGCACAAAGATCTAGTAAGCCACGAAGAGATGAGTCTGCTTCATCTGAGTAACGAGGATGTGAACGCCAGATACGTCCTACGAATGCACTCTTAGAAAGTTTATTGGTGGATGCCATAGATCCGCCGATACTTTGTTCTCTACGACCGACAACATTAAATCCACCACGAGTGTCAGTCATAATCTCATCTACAGATTTAATATCCCAAGACTCTGGAATTCCTGAACCAACACGTTCTGGCATTTGAACTAAGTAACATTCACCAGCAACTGAAATGTTTAATGCAGCATCGCGAAGAAGTCCTGCTTGTCCACCATACGCAGAATCTAAACGAGCAAGTGCTCTTTCAGCGGCGGCAGCCAAACGTGGATCGATAACACTAGATAACGCAACTGGTGCTGGTGCTTCTGCAGCGTTATCAACAGCAGCAGCGTAGATACGAATACGAGAAACAACGGAGGCAACTAAGTTAAATGCGTATTTTATTTCTCCGATGGCATCATAATATTCCCATGCTTCAGATTGCCATGCACTAGATCCAGCAGAGCGACGTTGTTTGAATTGTTCGAACTCGCCTTTATCATTAATTTTAATTTGTACTGCAGCAGCAGTTAAAGTTCTAGGTGTTGAATAGGAAACTGATTGAGCATTAGAGGAAATAAATATTCCAGCAGCGCCTGTAAGTTTTGGCTTAATGTTTCTAACTATCTGAGTTGAACGAGTAGTAGATTTTTTTCTTTTTCTAACTTTCTTTGGAGCAATTTCAGACGCAACAATAGGGGTAGGCTCTATTGGCTCTTGGTGTCTAAAAACACTCACCCTTGAAACTCCTCGTCTCTGTGGCGGAGTAGAAGAACTATCACTTTTCTTCATACGCAGCCAATAAACCAGCAATAGCAGAAATTGCTAAAACAACCTCTACTGGATGTACTACATTAGGGATAATGATACGTGATATTTCAAGTAGTGATGCGACCCAAACTGCGGTACACCACATACAGGTAAATAGATAACCAAACTTAGATCTCTCTGGGGGAAACTTTTTCCAGATTGCATTTCTTAGTTTAGAGAATATCTCGTCCTTAACAATAAGCCTTGCTATTCTGTAGGTCGCAAGGCCAGCCACTGATAACTCAAAGAAGTTGTCCATTTACTCTTCCCCTCCAACAGTAATGATTGACCCGTATGGATTCCAAGACCTAAGCCTAGAGCCACATCCGCAGTTGTCGTCTTTAGTAAATGCAATAAGTTTTCCAGACTCGGTGGTAACCCTATGGACTCTATCTATCTTGCTATGAGAAACATAAGTTTCATTGAAGACCACATTGGCTCCTGTAGGGGTATCTACAGCAATTAAGAGTTTATTATTCAGCAAGATTGCTCTACATCTATCTACATGCCTAGTGCCTGCAGGAGATGCGCCCTTAGGTAGAAGTTCATTTATATCCTCTAAAGATCCTGGTAAGGCTAAGGCGACCATCGCTGGAAATACATCAGCTACCACGTTCACACAACCTCCTTATACTCGGAAGGTATGTGAAAATCTTCCCAGCCGAAATATGATTTAGCGATTGTTAGGGGGACTAGAAGAGGTTTTTCTCTGGAAGCACCTTTAGGGGTTAACCATACATCTATGTCCTCTACTTTAACTACAACGGGGCACAAAGCCCAGACTTTATTTTTCTTAAGAAGATTCAGTGGAAAAGCAATTGGATTAGGAGATTCTTTAGAAGTAATTGTTTCTAGACGTCTAGCGTTTGGTCTAGAACTTTGCTTCTCTGGGTTTAGCCATATGGCAACAACTAGATCTTTATCTAAGTATGTGCCAGAAGAGTTTTTATATGTCTTAGCCATTGCTTATTCTTCTAGCCATGGCTCGATATGTGACCCCAGCGGCTTCGGCGATAGTAGCGGTTGCAACTCCTCGATTATGTAGACTCCTTGCAAGTTCAGTTAAAGCAACATTTGCTAAGGCTGGTTCACTATTTGCTGCGCTCTTTGATCTATAGCGTCTAGAAAGGCTGGAAAGGTGCTTTAAACGTGCTCTAATCTCAGGAGGCACACCAAGAGATATAGAACGAAGTCTAGGCGTATCGGCGATAGGGGAAAGAACCGTTAAAGATTTGGATGGAGTTTCTGGAATAGGCTTTATTTGTTCTTGTTGAGTAGCGTTTTTAACCCAGAAATGAACAGTTGATTTTGGTTTAGGAGGAGTAAAAGACTCAGCGATAATCCCAAGCGACCAGCCTGCTTCCCAGAGAGAGCGAAGGCGGGCAGTAAATGCATCCTGAGAAAGAGAGAGTAAAAACTTAATCTCTTCTTTAGGTAGTTTTGGTTTGTTTTTCACTCCTTTATTTTACATTGTTTTTAAATGTCGTACAGGAAGAGGGCATTGCTTATTGGACGAAAAGACAAAAATATGAAGGTTTCCATTATTTGCTTTTGGCCTGTGAGAAGGCTCTGCATGGATTTGGACATTTTCTAAATCGTTTCCGGAAAGTTTTTTAATGACACTAGGATTTTTTACTTTTTTAGGTTTTAAGGCGATAAATACTTTTATTTTATGTCTATGTTTAGTATTGTTCTATAAGTAAAGACTTCTAGTCAAGGTTGAGTCGAGGTGGCTCAAGTTTGGTCAGCCTAGATATATCAAGGCTTAGATGTTTCACAACTAAAAAAAATTGTTCTGATGTTGAATGCACCAAAGCCAATATTTATGGTTTGACTATTCTTGCCTTTATGTCTAACTATTGACCTAGAGTTTAGATACTCCAACTAGGCAAAGGCGACTCTTGTAGATTATTTAATGCTAAATAGAAAGCCCCCTTTCGGGGGCTCTTTAGTCTTAGTAGGCTATTGCTACCTTTGTGTTAGAAAACAACTTCTTTAGCGTTGCCTCGTTAATACCTTCACTGCCGCAGAACTCTAGTAATGCCTTCTGAGTATTTTCCTTATACCAACCTCGTTTATCCATATCGGCATCGGTAAATCCTTTTGATATCAATTGCTCTTGAACTAAAGCAACTGACCTAGAGTTTCTTTCTTTGGTGCTAAGAACTAACTTAGACAACACAACAACTTCGCCATCTTGATGACTGGCTGCTGCTGTAGATTTTTTACTTTTTGCTTCTTCAGCCGCAGGTGTTTCAACTACAGCCGCAGGCTCTGGAGTAGCAACAACTTCAACAACTGGCTCTGGCTCTGCTGGAGTAGAAACAACTTCTACAACCGCAGGGGCTTCCCAACTGGTTGGGGCTTCTTGATTTAATTCATCGCTCATTAGATTGCTCCTTCTGGGAACTTGGTAATCCATAGATTAAAATTGCTTTGCTCGGTATTACCATTATAAGGGAACTTACCTACTCCCCATGATGACCAATCGCTTCCTTCGTTACTCATGTAGTAAGCAATCTGGGCATTAACAACTGGGTCGAACAAGTCCTTATTGGAGTCAAGGTCGAACTTATCGCGCCGTGCTACGCCTAATCCACCAATCATGTTGATTTGGAATATGCCGTAAGAGTTATCTCCTGTTTTAACATTGCCATTAAAGGCTAGGGGGCGTCCATTTGATTCTTTCTTTACAACTGCCCACGCTACTTTGAGTGCTTTACCTTCGAACCCGATGGTGCTTAGCATTCTAACTAACTCTTCATCGGTGAAAGCAGTCTTCTGTTCGGAGAACTTCTTCAACTCTAGATTTCTAATTTTTACTTTATGCGCTTCTATTTCTTTTTCAATTTGGATTCTCATTGCGTCTTTTGATGCTACTGATTGATTTGCGCTAGACGCCTGAACATAAGTAGAGAAGGTGGAGACAAATAGAACAGCAATTAATATGCTTGCTATTTGTTCGACAACTCTATTACTGGGTTTGTGCATTGATTTTCCTTTGTTAGGGGACAGAGACAAGGTTGCTTAACTAGCCAACCCGTGCCACCCGCTTTGGGGAGACAGGTATTACAACTACCTTTCTAATGCGTCCGTAAGTCGTTTCGGTCTTTATAGGTATTAGGTTACCATAAATAGTGCAGGAAAGTCAGGTTTTGACCTAGCAACTCTCGCAAATGAGCCCATTTCGGTAGTCAATCTCCGCTACAGCCATAGATTTGCCACATTTCCAGCAAGAAATGTAAATGATTTGCTTTTTGATGGTTTTCATCTAAATACCCCCCTTTAGGTTAAATACTACCACTTTCCTGACAAATAGTCAAAGACACGCCGATACAGCAAAAAACCCCCTAGTAGCAACCATTTCTAGGGGGCTCTTGCTAAAACTATCTTTTGGCTTACTTCTCTCGACTAGCCAAAGTCGCTGAAGCAATTGATAAAAGACCAAATGCCACTACATAAGTCATATCACTCTGCCATGCTGACAGTAGGGTCGCAAGTCCTAAGACTATTGTTCCTACGGCGGTCCATACTATGTTTAAGTTATTCATTTCTTGCCTTTCGTTTTGTTAGGTTTAGTCCGACCTCTCAAACGAGAAGAAGGATCTCTTAGTTGCACTCCACCATTACGGATAGCCTTCCTAGCAGTTCTGTAACAAACTCCTAGTTCAGCCGCAACACTATCGATAGCCAAGCCAGAACTATACAGTTCTGCAGCCTGACTTTCTAGTTTTTTACTTTTTGCCATTAAAACCAGATCCCTGTTTTCTCTTAATTGCTCTGTAAATCAAAACTCCAAACAACACTACAAGCGCAGCGGGAGTATAAACTGAGATATCAAAGAAGTTACTAGACAAATCAATCCACTCGAACTGGCATCTGAAGGTGTCGCACTCTGGAAATTGTTCCATTTTTACTTTTTACCTTTCTTTAGTTTCTCGGTTAGTTCTTGGTTCTCTCTGTATAGAGCACCATATTTTACGATAGAAAGCACCATTACGAAGCATGAACATGCAAGCGCAATAATAATAGCGACCATTGTTCCCGTGTCAAGTATCATATTATTTCTCACTTCCTACTAGTTGTGGGGCTATATCTATTTCCTCTAGGTGAAAGATATACCCTTCTCTGTCTTTTTTCCTCGTGGCGCAGTAGATAAAAGTCCTACTTTCTTTGTTTTCCTCTAAGCAATAGAACGGTGCATGCTCTCCTGTTCTATCTTCATAAATCTTAAAATAGAACTTATTACTTTCTTTTCCTTTTCCTTTCCAAGACTCAAGAACTGTCCAGTTAGGGACTTCGTTCCATTTCTCAGTTAGTTGTTCAAGGTGATTATGTGTATCAGACATTTTTTACTTTTTCCCTTTCTGTTTTAGGTAATTCACCACGAGTTGCCTTTTGGAAACCTTACTTCTTTTATCTGAACAAAACCCTGCTCAGTTGAAATCCAATCGTAAACAACTTCCCAAATCCGCTCTCTCTTGCCTTCTATGACAGCACTTCTTGGAGGGTGTTCAGGGTTAGATGAATCTCCTAATCCCTCTTGAACAGGAAAATGACGAGTGTCTATGTCTACCTCAATAGTGACAAGTGCTTTAGTCATACTAGAACCCCTTATGGGTAAAGCAGGTCTAAGCAGAATTGGTTCATCTGCTCTGTCGGCACTTTACACATCTCAGGTGTCGTTGCGTTGTTAGCCCAAGCAATAAGACCAATCAACACAAGTGCTACTGCCACTCTGCGTCTAATATACTTTGCCTTCGTTTTCATATAGACCCCCTTAGTCCTATTGACAATTTGTCAATAAGATAATTATACAGACTTTCCTGACAAAATCAACCTTCCTGACTTTCGGCGTGTTGCCTATTAGTTTCTCCAAGCCTCAACGCTTGCCTCTTTAAGCCACTTCTCAAAGCGACCATTAAATAGGGCGTGCTTGCTTCTCTTGGTTCTAATCAAGTTAATGGCTTCATCTGCCGTATAACCTTCACGGATAAGAACTAAAGCCATGATTAAGCCTGAGCGGTTCATACCTGCTTGGCAACGAATTAAGACACGCTGACCGCGTTTCCAATCCTCATGTGCCATGCGAACAATCGGCTTTAACTCATTAGGGTCAAAGTCCTGCATATCGCTGTCGTAAAATCCAAACCTTAGTTCTTTCACAAACCAATCAACAGGGTTCGCTGAAGCATAAGCGGTAATTACTAGGTCAAAATCTTTCTTAGTAATCATTGGCTTTGCTAGTTGGTCAAAGACATCATCATCATCAGTTCCACCCTGCCATAAGCCGGGAAGAACCTCTGACCATAACTCTTTTGGATACTCAACGGTGTAAGAGCGTGGTGCTATTTTTGTTTCTAATAGTTCTATTGCTTCATCTTGTAAGGAAAACATTTAGTTCCCCCCTTTCTTTTTGTATTTTAGTAAATAATTAGACTTTTGTCAATTTATTTAATTTTGCTTCTTGCTTCTTGATTAAGTTAGTTAAGATACTGTTTAGGAAATCAGCAGTTGCTTGGTAGTCTTTTACGCTACGGCGTCTTTTGTGCCTCGCATGTTTCATACGACCATAAGTTCCTAGTATCGCACTATCAGGTAAGCCTCTCATTGAGTCCCCCTTTCTCCTACCTTGTTTCGTAAGAGTAGCACCTTCCTGACCTTTTGTCAAGAAGGCAACAATTTCCATAGTTCATCTCCAGAAAAAGCGCTGACTTCCTACGCTCACTTTGAGCCCGCTTTGAAATCTATAAACAACTTACGAAGCCGCAAATAGCCAGGCTGCTGTATTTTTTTACTTTTTGCTATAGCCATGCTGCTGTAGATTCATATTTACAAACAACTTTTGGATCTGTATACCGCCTTGACGAAAAAAATGTAAAGGTTTTTCCAATAAAAAACTCCCTGCCGTAAGGCAAGGAGTTAATTTTATTTTATATTACGCGGATTCGCAGTCGTGTCCGTAGGCGTATTCCTCACGAGTCATTGTTTGTGAGCACTCTACGCACTTTATTGTTAGTAGATTTATCATTAGTTCCCCTCGTATTCTTCATGTTCACCCTGTCCTATTAGGATTTCGAAGCCAGCGTTTGGATCTATGTGGTTAGTAGTAACCGCTTGAATAAATCTAAGCCCGCAAGAATTTGAATACCAGTTTTGCAAGGTTGTTAGCATTTCTTCAGGTGTTAGTTCTTTGTTTCTAATTAGTGGGTCATACTCGTAGCCACGCATTGTTTCTACCTGCTCATCGTCCATTAGCAAGTAAATCTTGTGGCAACTATCCCAAGCGATAGCCTTAGCATCGCCAACTCTTTCTTTTACTAGGTCGAAGTTCGCCATTTTATTTCCCCCTCTTTCAATACAGATACTATCATGTTAATAAGTTGTTGGCAAGTATGATGCTCAGGTGTTTCTTCTTAGCAAAAAGTAAAAAAATATATCTTCAGGTGTCAGTTGAGCCAGATCAAAACAACTTTTTAAGATCCGAAGTGCTGCACCGCAATATTGATCGGCAGCCCTGTGCTTGGATCTAACTTGGCAGCGATAGTTATTGCTTGTCTAATAACATTCTTGGCTGTGCCTAAGGTTTTCTTTTTGCTGTCTAGGCTTGCCAGCATTGCTCCCATTGCATACCCGCTACCAGAACCTATGGCATATACGCCTGTTTCATCATGTGCCCACGAGAAATCATCACCAATCTCATAGACAGTTCCATTAACCGCAACCATTACTTGAGAGTCGTGCTCTCCATCTTTGCTATATGAGTTGTCCTCGAAGCATCGTTTCATATCTTGGATAAAGACAGATGAAATAAACTTATCCAACTTTGCTCCGTAAAGGTTTGGATTTACCGCAGGTGGCTTAAAGACATGTGTAAGTATGTTGATGGCACGCATATCTCCAGCCGCGCCAATTAAGTATGGACCATTTTTATTTACTTTGCCATTGTCTTTAGGCAGCGTGTAGATCTTGCTATTGTCTTCAGTCAGCCTTGAGTCATACCCTATGGCAGCCCAGTTCTCGCCTTGTATCGCTGCAATAGTTGTCATAGTCTTTTCCCCAATTGTTTTTTACTTTTTGCTTAGTCTAAAAACCCGTCCCACAAATCTTCTCTAAGTTTTTCATACTTATCTCCGTGGTAGCCATTGTTTCTCGCAGAGATATCCTCATCTCTAAGTAGAGAGTCTAACGAAAGGACAGCAACAAAGTCCCTCTCGTCAAACATGATAACAATTTTTGTATCTCCATCAGCAGGGTCATCAACAAGAGCGGCAATAAAGGGAACGGCAGAGCCATTGGAGTGATAATACTTATCTACGATTTCCATGGTTAAAAAATACCCTACTCTCGGAAGGGTGATTTTGTTGGATTAAACACCAAACCCCCCAGATCGGTGGGGGGTTGGCGGAGCAAGAAGGGGTGTTTTCTGCTCTCAACTCGGGGCGGAAAAGGGGATTAACCGCTACCCAAGGTGAGAATTAGTTTAGCCTGATTTTTTACTTTTTATTTGTCCAGATGCTCTTAAATCTTATTAACTATGGATATAGGGACTACGGCATTGGCAGAGTAAATCTCTCCCTTTGAGTTTGTTCTAGCGAACCTACCTTTAGGTTTATCAAAAGTAATAGTGATTTTACTTCTCCTAATCCCAACCACAGTTCCCTCTTCTCCTATCAAAGACTTTGTTCCGCATGTTTCATTTAAGACAATCCTGTCTCCAACTACAAAATCTTTTACATCTGGATAAACGCTAACTAATACAAGTCTTTCCATTAAAATCTTTTTTAGTGGAACTAGTTGCTTGTCTAGGTCTCCCCTGTCAATAGCATTACAAACTTCATCAAATAAATCTACGGCAGTCTTAATCATTGCCTATCTCCATTCCATTCTCATCTACAACCCCAATACTATTAGCAACTGACGCTACATCAAAGCCGTAGTATTCGTTCATAAATACAGACGCAACACGAACCGCAAAGTCATTATCTACTTCGCCCTCATTTCTTAGTTTCTCATCTAAGGCAATGGTAGTCATTAGCGTAAAGAAATCACCAACGAACATTACTGTTCGACTTGGAAGTATGTTATCCATTTACGCCCTTTTCATAGTCAATCAAAACCTTGAGTTGTTTTTCAGTTATCACACTAGTCAATCTACCAACTAGATACTCAACAGCGTTCTTTCCGTAGTTATCTCTTACCAACTTAGCAAGAGTATCTACTGTGTATTCCAACTCTACTTCTTTAATCATAGTTATTACACCCTTTCCTTAACTGTCTGATAAATCGTGTCGTAAGAATTTGTTAGACATGGAATTACAGACTCATACTCGTTAGCAACTTCAGCAAATACTTTATCCGAAACCTCAAAGTGTTCGCCAATATAATACTGATAGATAACAGGCGAGTCTAAATCCTCTACCTTCATCAAGTTGTCAATCAACTCTCTAACTGTAATGTGCCCAGCCATGATTACTCCTGCTCTCTTAAATGTTCAGCAATTGTTTCGGGGTCAGCCCCAGCGGTGATAAGCACCTTGCGCCAAAGATTAGCAACTCCAACTTTGGTATCCATCAAAAAGAATAACTTATCCATAGAAGTATCCTTCTTATTTTTCCAGCCATCTATATCAGAGCCAAGCATTTCTAGTAGCAATGCCAAACCCATATTTACGAAGCCAACTTCCTCTTCGTCTAACTTTAGTTCTAACACCTCAGAGTTCATTTGTTTCCCCTTTCCCTGATATCTATATTATTACATACTTTATTCAATAAGTCAAACTACTCAATACTCGTGTCGTTAAAAATTACTTCAGCCTCGCCACGCCCAGTAAATACCGCAATAATATCTTTCTTAGAAATCTTTTTTTCTAAAATAATTCCTTTTTGATTAGAGCGATTAGCAAAAAATTCTATAATTCCTTTTTGATTAAAGCGATTAGCAAAAAATTCTGCCGTAGATTTATCTAAACTCCATGATAAACCATTTTCATTTAAGTTTTTCTGACAACCCCTGTAAATAACCACCTCGTCGGGAAGTGAGCGCAATAGTTGATCTTCTTTTTCGTCCATTAAATAATGTTTAGAACTACGCTTGGAAGAAAATAAAGACCTCCATTTTTTGTAGTCCGCATAACTATTTTCTGTATCTGTCCAAATACTTGATAAAAGTTTCCAATAATTTACATCAGTTAATTCATCACTAATTTCCTCAAAAGCCGTAAGCCTATGAGGTCTTTCATGAAGCCAAACATAAGTTCTATAATCTTTTTCTAAAAGAACTCTTTTTATCTCTTTTTTCTTATGTTCATATATCTTATTAGCACTTCCATTTGACCATAGAGGAACTTGATAAACCAAAGGGTGGCGCAGTATTATTTCTAATTCAGGGTGTTCATCTAAATATGGAACTAAGTCAGGGTGAAGCGTTTCATAGAATTCAGAAGCCAAATTTTTTAGATATTCTTCAGCCTGCTCAGCCTGCGGAGTTCCTGGCACAACAGGACTACCTACAACATATTTCTCAGTGTTTATTTCCATAAAGCAAACACTAACAGACATGTCCTACTTTGGCAAGTTGTTCTTAGTCGTGTCGCACTGGGCATCTTGGTAATTTTTTACTTTTTGCTATTGCTGCTCAAGAAAAAACCCCGCACTCGAGCGGGGCTTCTCCCTCTGTTTTAGATTTCGTCTTTTGCGTATTTCTTTGTTTCAGCAATAACTTTGCTATGGATAGCACTTCTCATCTCAGAGAAAGCACTTCCTTCCCAAGCATGTTCATAAACACGAACTAGAAGTGCTGTTAATGGGTGTTTGTCATTTATCTCTAACGCTTTACTTAAGTTAGAGAAAGCAATTTCGCTCTCTCCGTTCTCATATAAAAACGCTGAATAAATTGCGTATAGGTCAAGAAGTTCTGAACTATCCACCTCACTTATCATTTTCTTACACAGAGATATCATAAAAGGTAATCCAAAATCTTTCGGCATACCCATAAAGTAATCACGAAGAAGTAGATTTTTACTTATTGCTTTACTAGATACCTCTAACGCTTCTCTATCTAACTCATTTGTTTCCATAAAGTTAGTGGCAAGAAAGTTAAAAGATTTTACTGCTTCACCTATTGTTATTGTCTTTGTTGTCATTTTCCCCCCTTGTTATTGGGAAACCCCCGCAATTAAGCGGGGGCTTCTTTTTAATTATTACCGAGTTGTTTTTAGAATTGTGTTGGTGCTTTGTGAAGTGAAAGCCTCAACGAGTGGTAGAAGTTCAGGATTTTCCTGTAAAAACTTTTCTTTATCAAAGTTCGTGCGAGTTTGTGTTCCTACTTTGATAACGGAAACTCCGTCAATAGTGCCTTCATCTGCGACACCAATCCATTTGTCGCCAACCTTCTTGTATCCAAGAAGTGAATAGATTTCGGCTTGTAGTTCTTTGTATTGGGCTTCTAAGGTTGCCTTGTCTGCCTTGTTTGCCTCGAACTTCGCTAGAAGTTCTTTAGCATTAGTTTCGTCAAGAGCGATTACTTTTGTATCGTTCTTGATAGTTGTAGTTGTAGAGCGAATTGCTACTACTGTATCTACAACACCTTTGACATTGTTTGTCATTGTGTCTTTCCTTTCGTTCTTTGTAAGAGAGAGTTTCTCACTTACATAACACACAATACGCCCTTGTTCTAGGAAAGTCAAGTCTAAAAGTCAGGAAAGTCTAAAATATTTTTATCGCCCCCGCAGCGACAGCCAAGTGATTTTTTTACTTTTTGCTGTGCCAGATCTGCCAGGGCCGCAGACTTCCAAACAACTTTTACAAAAAAAAAAGAAGATCCAGCGTTAGCCAGATCTTCTTTTGTGGGAAGTTTATTATTTATACATGCTACTCATTAGGTAGGCGGTAGGTATAACTTTTTTGTCATAGCCCAGCCAGTAAGCGACTTGCTCATCAGTAAGACCTAAAGTCTCACCCTCAGCGTCAACGCTTCCAGTAATAATTACATTACCTAGAATTGGATTACTCGCATTAAAGGCATCTGAGTAGATAGCCGAAGCAATCATATTTAACTCCAGACCTTCAGCGATGCCATTTTCATTGCACCACAAGTCTGCATCTTTTAAACTAACACACTCAATCATGCCACCTACGGCATCACTAAGTAGTTGATAAGACTTGCGAAACTCAAACTCAACAACGGACTTGTGTCCGTCAGTCGAGATTATTACTGCTTTTTGCTTTTCCATTGTTCCCCTTTTCTTACTGTTGATCTAATAATACCAGTTTAAAATAAAAAGTCAAGCAGCAACAACCACCTGATTTTTACTTTTTGCTTTTACGCTGAAACCAATACTCGTGGGTAGTGTGGTTTTTCTACTCCTTTGTCCCAGAAGCAAACCGCACCGCCCATACTGTCTATCCATAAATCAAAATCAGTTGTAATTTCCCAACCGCAACTTTGGCAAGTTATCATTACTCTTTCTCCAATCCGGCTGTCATACTCTCCCAGCACTTAGGGTGAGTTCCCGAAATAATTTGTTCTCTTAAAGATTTATGTAGTTCAGGAAAAGCCTCTTGGATTACCGCACCTCTTTTGTGTGCCATATATCCTTCAGAAGAAACTTCTACGAACCCACCAGCACTACATATCAAACATGTTGGCGTCCGCATTAAAACTGTCGTATTACTTATCATCATTACCCCTTATCTTAAAAGTGAAAGTCTACTGGAACAAGATATTGCTTTTCAGGATTTTTGTCAAGCCTACTATTAAAGTATTCTAAATTAGCCGTATGTTCTTGTAAGTCATATACGCCAGTATCAGAACACCAATCATTGTTTAGTATCTTGGCAATCTTTTGTAATCTCCACATATTCATACCGCTATCATCAAACTTCTGCTTAAAAGGATTATATTCAGAGATTGCTTTCTCTACATCAAATCCGTTTCCTTTTTTCATTTCATCCCAAAGATTTTTAGTTTCAGTTATTCGGTAAGAAACAAACTCTTTAATAATGTCGTCTGCTAAAACTTTATTCTCGGTGTAGCAAAGAACATCTTGGTTCTCTTCCCAACCTAGAAACAATCCAGACCAGCGACCAGCCAAACCTTCACCTAAACCTCCGTGCCAATCAGACCAAGCAGGATAAGGAGTTTCCGCATGGGTAATTGTGCCTTTTACATAACTCAGAGCCTGCTCTGCGCTATCTGCTTCTACCAACATAATCTGACATGTATGCATTTTTTACTTTTTCCCCTTTCGCTTTAAACATATTATTTCATAATAGTTTTTATTTGTCAAGCATATCAAGAAGTGTTTCAGCCCAAAAATACTCTTGGTAGACATAATCTTTTGCTGCGTCAATAGCCTCATTTAACATATTGTTCACCACATCAAGGTGTTCTCCGTAGCAGTAAAGGTCAAACCAAGAGTTCATATCCATAACTAGGCTCTCGTCCTCAGTTGCTTTATGAAACTTAGCATCTGTGTCAAAGCCACCTAATATTAAATCCGCACCGCCTGTGTAATACTGATCTTTGCTTCTGTTATATATTTTTGTATCTCCGTCGCAATAAACATCAACGGCAAAGCCTTCATATAAAACTGTGGCTATAAGACCTTCGCCAGCATAAAAGCAAGCGTCGTGCCTTTCTATACCAACGGCAACCGAAGGCAACATATGAGATGCGTATTTAATAACAAACTTGCTTTCATCTCTTTCCATATTTTTTACTTTTTGCTTTCGCCGCTGCCGCAAATAACTTGCAGAGTGAAACCCCAAAGGGGTGGAAGGAGTTCCACTCGTTCTTTTTGATTAAGCACTTTCGCGCTCACCAATTCTTGTCATAACTGCTTGTGCCGACCTACCAATAATTTCAGCAGTTTCAGCAGGTTGATTTATACCTAAAACAATCTCGGCATAATCTCCACCAATATCTTTCGCACTTTTGCCGTCATCAAAAGGCAACCATAAAACCGCAACGCCTGACGCTTTACATTTCTCCATGATTTCTTTTGCTCTTTTGTTTTCCTCAGAAACATATTCTCCGTCAGAAACAATTACTAGAAGTCTTGCGCCAGTTCCATGAAGTAAGTTTAGTGAGCCGTCTAATGCTTGGAAGGCTTTCTGAAACTTTTCAGTTCCGTCCGAAGCAGAATAAACATTTACTTTATCTAATCTTTGTCCAGCAGATAAAGTTGGGAACACATCATTTCCGTAATAAACCATAGCGCAGTTGCCCTGAATACGATTTACTGCTTCACTCATTACCCAAGCAGTTGTAGCCATAGGGTTCATGGCACTTCCCATAGAACCTGAAATATCAACCATTACACCAACATTAAGAGTTGGTTCGTCTGTGTGCTTACGAACTGTTCTACGGAAAGGCTTTGCTTGTGCCATTTGTCCTCTAGCACGATAAGCAGTATTTTGGACAATAGCGCGAGCGCGAAGTCTTCCGGGTGGCACGATACTAGAAACCTGTATCTCATCTCTCTCACGATACTTGGCTTTTTCTAATGCTTCACCAATAATTAAAGAAGCACGCAGTTCCTCAAAGGTAGGTTCTCTGCTCTCAATTAAAGTGCTATTAGTATTTGATTGCCCCGGACCTGAACTCTTACTGAATACTTTCTGAGCCACTACTTCATTTTCTTTCTGCTCATCAGCATCAGAAGCCTTAGCCTTAACTTCCTCTTTCCAATCCTCAGATTGTTCTTGTCCAGCAAGTTCATCAAAGTTATTTAGTTCTACTGAACCACTTGCTTCTCCAAGTGCGCCCATGATTGCTTTAAGAAGTTCTTTAGGCATTTTCATACCTTCGCCAGCGTTTTCATCTCCACGCTCTTTAGCAGTATCGCGAACAATCTTTGCCCACTCTTTTGCTAGTGGATAAAGTTCTGTTGCGTCTTTGTGATTATCATGAAGTTGCGCTTTACGAACTACTTCTCTTAATTTAGAAACAACATCAAGACCAAGTTGCTTCTCAATAATTGTAGTCACATCTTTTACTTCATGCTCATCTAAAATGCCAGCGTCAATACGAGCATGAACAAGTCCAACAAGATTAGTTAAAGATTGTGTTTGTGTTTCATTTTCCATATCTTTTGTATCACCAATAACAATTTCCATAGCACAAGCGCGAAGGAAGGCGCGAGCCTTTGGATTAGCAATAACACCCTGACACTCAATACGACTTTCCTCTAATAAAATTAAGGCTTTGTATTCATCATTTTTTAATTCCTCATACGCTTTAGGCATAGACCAACCTGAGAAGCGAGCATGAAAGGCTTCATGAATAATTGCGCCAGTTGCTTTAGGAAACTCATACTGAGTAGAGCGATTAGAAATATCACCAATCTCTAGTGGCGTAATTCCTTTTCCGAAAGCGACATCAACATTTACTTCTACTTCTGCTGTTGTTGGGTTGTAGCACGCAGGCGCAGGACCACCAGCACCCGGACCAACATAAGCAACAAGGTCGTCACGAAGCGACCACTTGTTTGCTAATTGCCCAATATCTCTACCAACTCCTAACCACTCTTTAGGTGTGGCTTCGGCGCGAGTTTCACTCATTTTAATATGAGCCATTTTTACTACCCCCTTTGTTAATCAAATTATCCCATATCAGGTGTTAAATGTCAAGTTAATAAGGGAGAGCGTATTTAACCTAGAGAGTAAAAATACGCCCCCACCTTATCCAGCCAATCTAATAAATTAGATTTTGGCAGGCTTTGCTTCTACCCCATAGGCTCGGGTTAGAACATCTGCTACTACTGCCCTATCATCATTTGGGGCAGACGCAATCATGTTCGCGATAGCGAACTCAGTTCCGAAAGTTGTTGCTATGTCGCGAAATGCTAGAAGTTCTCGCATTTGTGGCGACCAACTTATTCTTTCTTTATTAAGAACTTTGCGATACAAGTTTTGTGCGCAAGTCACCATTTGTGTTGGCACTCCTAAACTACGAGCCAAGTTCCAATCAGTTGTCATTTCTGCTTGGACAACGAAGCGAGATAATAATGCTTCGCTAAGTCTTACGCCCGGAGCCTTTGGATTAGTTGCGGCAACTACATAGAAATCAGGGTGAGATTTTACTGTTCCTCTTTCAGGATTAGCAGTAATTGTTATCTCTCTTTTTCCGTCCATAAGATTGTAAATAACTGAAAGAACCTTAGGGTCAATCAGACCAATCTCATCTATGAAATAAACTTCCCCATTTTCGGCTGCCTTAACTAGGTCGCCGTCAATCCACTCAAAGTTTCCACTAGGAGTTTGGACATAAGAACCAATTAAGTCGGCAACTTCTACATCACCATTTCCAAGTAGTGTGCGAACACCTTCACCAAAAGAAGCCTCAACCAGCGCAGTTTTACCTGTTCCGGGAACTCCATAAAGCATGGCGAACATTGGTTGTCCAACACCAGTTAGAACTGATTGCTTTGTTGCTTCTCTTGCTTTGCGTAAAACTTCTACATCTTTGTTTTGACCCCATATACGAGCATGGTAGGCAGAACCATTAGGACGCAAGTAAATACTTTCGCCACCCAAAGCCTCAACACTCACTAGAGCATCTGCCTTTGTTTTGCGTGCTTTTCTGTCAGAGCCAATCGCTCTCTCAACATAGCGTCCTTGCGGAAGCACATTGGTAGATAATTGCTTTGACGCATTTTCATTTACTCCTTGCGTTGCTACATCTATAATCATTTCCCAATAAGTCGGTGAAAGATTAGGACTTAGTTCTTTGTATTTTTCTTTTAGAGTAGTCATAGTTTATCCCCTTTCCCCTTATACCAATTCAGGAAAGGCGAGTGCTTTCCTAGAAATATGAATACGATAAATGACCTTGTTAGGTGTTTTGCTCTTACCAATATCATCTGCGTCATGACGAGAGATTTCGGTAAGGATAGGAGTTTTCTCCATAGTCCAACCATGAGAAATAAGGTTGTCAAAATAAGAAGTTGTATAGCGCATGCGATTTTCCGTAAAATCATCTTTAGCACTATCAGGTAAGACTTGATTATTGTCAATCAAATCTTTTACCTCTTTAGAGTTAATGGAAGTAGTTCTCCATTGTTTCTTAGGTGTAGCAGGTGTGACTATTCTGCGGTGGAAAGCCATTGGAACTAGACTTCCCGAAGTGTTATATGCGTCAGGTGTCACAAGTATCTGCATGACTTGTCCCGGCTTTCGGAACTCGGCATACACCGCAACTCCCTGAACTTTCTTTTCTTTGTCTAACATTTTTTCCTCTCTAGGTTAATTGTCTTGCTTGTTTGGATATTATTACATACCTTTGACTATTTTGTCAAATTGCTCTTTTACCAGCGTGTCGTCTTGGCAGAAAGTTTCTAGGGTTATTTCCTCTAGAACATTTTCAGGATTACTTGTTTCCCGAATAGATACTTTTCCTTTGTGCCACTCAACTACCTGAATTGTGTCGTAGTCAGGTGAGCAGAAATTATTTACTGAGATACCAAATCCCAAAGTATCGTTCCAACTATCGCCCACGATTTGTGAAATACAAATACGAGTTGCGTAGTCGGCATCTGTCCAACGACTTTCTGATTTTTGTAAAGCATTAACTAGGATTTCTTTTTGTGCTTCTCCACCCCATTGTGCGTAGAGATAAATTGTTGGTTCGGCAGATTTTGCCTGAAACCCAATCACCATCCTGTCACCCATTTTATTTCCCCTTTTCTTTAGGCTTGATAGAACTTTATCAAATTACTTTTCTTTTGTCAATACCAAATCTTGCGTGGCGTGAATTTCTATTGGCTTTAGGCTCTCAGGGCAATCTTGATAAAGGTCGCTGAAATCCCCATCAAAGTTTTCACACTTCCAGCAGTAGCCATTATTAACTGCTATCTCTTCAGCATGAGTATCTGGCACATCCCACTCTTTAACAACTTCAGCAGTAGAACCATTAAAAGCAATCTCTCCACCCCAACCCTGTTCTTCACGATATTCTAAAGTAATGTTTAGATTAGGATTTTGTTGCGCTAGTTTTGCTATTACTTCAGTTGGCGGTGACCAAGCAGTATCAAACTTATACTGAAGAAATGTTTCATCATCTTCTAGAAGTTCCACATCTCTGGCATCCCACTTAGTTCCCCACTCACGAACATTAAAGTTATACCAGTTGTATTCTGTATCGCCTGTTTTTTCTCCATTGGAGTATCCATGAACAGCGTGATACTCATCTAACTTATCCTCTGGTGGGGGAAGTATGTTCATAAAAGAAAAGATAGGTTCTCTATCAACTACTTCATCTACTTCATCTGCGCTTTTATATTTTGTTTTAACAGTTGCGCCAACCTGCGCTTTTACTTTTGCTATGTCTTCTTTAGAACCATCTATTGTTAAATGATTAAACACCCAGTTAGGCATTTTTCCCCCTTATTAAATTCTCACGAAACTCAGGCAAAGTAAAATCAGGAAGTCCAAATAAAAACCCACCACCATTGCCTTCAGGGTCTTTAGAAACTTCCATTTCTATAATTTCCCCTGTTGAGAGTTTTACTAGAAACTGTGGAAAACCAGTTCCAAACTCTTCGGAAACAGTTCCAATAAAACGAATAATCTTTGCCCCATTTAGAGCAGAGTAATATCCTTCGTTCCAGCGTTCTTGTATATCGTCTTTCATATTTCCCCCTTAGTTTTTTGTAATCCGTGTTCGCAGGTAGCGGACTAACCCACCCTCACAAATCGCTCATACAAGCGGTGCGAAGCCTTATCGTATAACAACCGCATCTTTTTGTCAAGCACCCTTGCCACTCGTTCAGGTGACGAACGCCGGAATAGCACCACATCACAATAACTTCGGCATCTGCTCAGTTAAATTTGGAGCGGCAATTTTTTACTTTTTGCTTGCGTGTTGAGCATAGTTTTTACTTTTTGCTAAGCAGTCTTCTGATCCGCATTGAGTGTATAAACAACTTGTATAGATTTAGTTTACATTTTTTTTGTCTAGGAAGAATGGGGGTCTTTTTTAAAAATACAAAAGGCGTGCCTTTGCCGTATTTCTATACGGGCTTAAAAGACACGCCTTTTAGTGCGATTTACTATTCGCTAATTTCCCCTGTCTCAGGGTTAAAAAATTCACAGCGGTCAAGTGATAATTCAGGATTAGCGCTTGCCTCACTTGAATCTAATTCAACTCCCCAAGCAAGTTCATCTAAATTTTCCATGAGTAAATCTTTTATACAACCTGCCCAGTTTATGGCTTCGTCAGCATCTTGTAGCAATACTTGCTTACCTGATGTTGTCTGTGCCCACGCAGAAATTAGTTTTGCAGGGTCATGCACTTTAAAATTTACGGTGAAAGAAACCTCAGGTTCTTTTCCTTCAATGTATCTGATGTCAAGTGATTCATTTGTTATTGCACTCATTATGTTGTTTTCCTTTTCTTTTAGTTGTTTACGGTGGCTCTAGTCTTCCAACCCTCGCCAGTTATTTTTACATTGAATACCGCTTCAAAAGCGGTAGCAACAGAATCCGTTATGTCTACCCACTTATCCGTCTCGCCCCAGAGCGAGCCAGCATTAGGGATATTAGGTAAGTCCGAGTCCTCTGTGTAGTCACCGAGTATTACAACTCTGTCGCCTGCCCAAGAGCCTGAGATATCCGTTTGGGGTAAATCTCCCCCGCCTCGACTTGGAGAAGTCATGGTTAAAATATACTGAGCATCTGCTAGTGAAGCAGTTCCCCCGATATGTTCCCATTGCTTTAAGCCCATGCCGAGCCCGTGTGGTGTTACAACTTCCTTTTTGTCTAGGTTTGCTAGAACATGATATTGACCCATTTTATTATTGCCCCTTTTCTGTCGTAGAAACTACATCAAAGTTTGAATATATTTCATCTATAGAGTTCTCTAAAGAATCTATGAATAGGCTTAGTTGATTGTCATCTAACTTAGCGACCATGTCTGCTGTAATAGTATGTTGCCAAATTGCTTGACACATTACTTATCTCCTCTAGTTTCAATTGCTTCAATATAGGTTTCTAATTCCTCGTTAAACATTTCATCACAGTTAGAACAAGTTCTAGCCTTTGTAGATAATTGATAACCGCATTCACAAATTACTGCTTGACCCATTACTTAATCTCCTCTACTGCCTCTATATAAAACAAGACATCATCATCTTTGTCATACTTAAGAAGCATCTCCATAGCATCTTTGGCTTTCATTTTTCCAAAGGTATTACTTTGAGTTAGAGAGATTTGTAAGTTTGATGTTGAGTATTCCTCATCATCTCCATCACTTGTAATTGGTTCTTCAATTTGTGGTGCTACATGCCCTATTAAATTATCTTCCTCAACAGACGAAAGTGCTTTGTCCGTATCGAAAGAAATCAGCATTTGATACTTAGCCATTTGGCTACCCCTTTCTAGGTATCTTTATCTTAACAGTTTTTAACTATTTGTCAAGTCAAACTGCTTAGGATAAAAGAGTGTCGTAGTTTTGTAAGCATTAACTAGGGAAGCATTAACGCTAGCCAAAACCGCAGTTAGGTTCTCACCCGCAGAAAGTCTTTTGGTTAGATAGGTAGCAAAAGCCACAGTTGAGTTAGAAGTTCCGAAAGAAACCTTTTTGTTATCTGAAATATCAGAAACTGTGTATTTACCATTTACGAAGTAATCAACCTCAGAGTTGTGATTAGAGATAGCCATAATTGGATACACCCAACCTGAAACCTCTTTCATGGCATATCTATCCTCAGTTGCCCCAACCGCAATCGCTTGTGGGATACAAGCAGGGTAGTCAATCTTGGTAGAGCCACCATTACCAACCGCAATAGCAACTGCTACTCCTGAAGCCATTAAGTCAGTAATTTGTTTTTGTAGGTTTCCAACTATCGGACAAGCAGTTGACCTATAAGAGTTACCTAGTGAAATAGAAACCGCACCAACATTAAGTCGTGCCTTATTTGCTTCCACATAATCCAACGCCCAAGAAATTGCTTTACCTGAGTAAGGAGTAGGAACGCCTCTAGGAGTTAGACCA